CAGCTCGACTCGCAGCTCTACTCGCAGCTCCGCTCGCAGCTCGACTCGCAGCTCGACTCGCAGCTCGACTCGCAGCTCCGCTCGCAGCTCCACTCGCAGCTCTACTCGCAGCTCCGCTCGCAGCTCTCCTCGCAGCTCTCCTCGCAGCTCTACTCGCAGCTCCGCTCGCAGCTCGACTCGCAGCTCTACTCGCAGCTCCGCTCGCAGCTCCGCTCGCAGCTCCGCTCGATCTGGGGGAAGCAATGGTCATGGGGGCAGGCCGACGGCTTCTGGATTGCCTGGTACCGATTCGCCATCAGCATCGGCGTTAAGGTGACCGACGAGCAGGAGCGTCGACTGGCACTTCAAGAGCGGATGGCGGCGTCGTTCTTCTCGGCGCTGTCCATCGGGCAGATCTGCATCCTCGTCGAGCATCCAACCGTTGCGCAGTTCGACGAACGCTATCGCCTGCATCGCACTGACGGTCCTGCGCTCGCGTGGAGTGACGGCTACGCGGTCTACGCGGTGCATGGCGTGCGCCTGTCGCCCGAGCTCGGCGCCACGATGGCCGACCGCTCGTTCACGCCGCAGCAGATCCGAGACCACAGCAACGCCGAGGTGCGCCGCGTGCTGGTCGACGTCTACAACGCCGGCGACGGCGGCCGCTATCTGCGAGACATCGGTGCGCAGGTTATCCACGAGGACATCGACGCGCTCGGCCATCCTCGCCGACTTCTTCGTGTCGACATGCCCGGCGACGAACCCATCGTCGCTATCGAGCTGAAGAACTCGACGCTCGAGCCCGATGGCGAACGCAAGACGTACACGCTCCGCGTACATCCTGAGCTTCGGCCGCTACCCGTGCCCGGCATCCGCGATGGCCTCGGCGCGGCGCAGTCGATGACCTGCCAGAACGCGGTGGCCTCGACCTTTGGCCTCACCGGCGAGCAGTACCGACCGCAGTTCCAGACGTAGACGCGACCGCGCGAAGGGAGGCCTGGCGCCGTTCGAGTCGGCGACGCGCACGATGGGTGACACCACAACGAGAGACGCTCTCGAGCGCAGCATCTGCGCTCGGCTTCCACTGTGCGATGAGGCGGAACTCCGCGCGATCGCGCGCGTGCTGGTCTCGGTCGAGAAGCGCCGCAACCATGCCGACCTCATCGAGCGGATGCGCCAACGCCAACCAGAGATCGCGGCGGCCTAGTGGCGAACGCGAGAGACAGGTACAGCCCCGTGCTTCGACGACTGTGGAACGATCGCAAGTTCCTCGCGCTCGGCGACCGCGGCCGCCTCCTGTGGCTGTACCTGCTCACCACGCCAAGCACGCTGCCCATCCCGGGCGTCATCGTCGAAGGGCCGGCTGGGATGGCCGAGCAGCTCGGCTGGAGCATCAAGACGCTTGATGCGGCGTTCGACGAGCTCCGCGCTGCGGACATGGCCTTCCACCGTGAAGGCCGGCTCGTGTGGCTCGTGAACGCGCTCCGCATCCAACCGCCCACCAGCCCGACCATTGTGCGGCAGTGGGCGACGCACTGGGACAACGTCCCCGAGGGCGACATCAAGCCGGTCCTGTTGGCCGCGATGCGAGCCGCCGGACAGCGCTGGAGCCACGCGTTTCGAAGCGAGTTTGGCCCTGAGGGTCACGGCTACCCTTCTGGGGTAGCCTCGCCGGTACCCTACCGGCATACCCTACCCCCTGGGGGTACCAGCGACCCTAGTTCCCAGGAACAGGAACAGGAACAGGAACAGGAACAGGAACAGGAACAGGAAAGAGAGAGAGGCGCTGACGCGCCCCAGCTCTCGCTGGTTCCTGAATTAGCCTCTGCTCCCCGGAAGCCTCCGAGGGCAGCTGGTATCCCGGAGGACTGGAAGCCGTCGCGAAGCGAGGCGAACGTCGCCGCCGAAGCTACGGAGCGCGCGCGCGGCGTAGACCTCGCGCTCGAGCTCGCGAAGTTGCATGACTGGGCGCGCGCAAAGGGCGCCGTCGGCAAGGACTGGGATGCGCGCTGGCGGAATTGGATCCGCGAGGCTCGACCGCGATCCGGCACCGCGAGTACGCCGTCGCAGCGCGCGCCTTTCGCGACGCCGCGAACAGCGCGGCAGCTGCAGAACCTCGCTGACCTACCCGAGGAGCGATAGCCATGGTGCAGCCGGTTCGCACGTTGCCGCACAGCCTGAACCTCGAGGCCTCGATCCTCGGCGGGATTCTCCTGCGCCCGTCGCTGCTCAGCGAGATGCGAGAGCTCGACGACCTCGAGACCGACGCGTTCTACGACAACCGGCACAAGGTCGTCTTTGTCGCGATGCGAGACCTCGTCGCGAAGGGCGCGCCGATCGACGTCGTCACGCTCGAGAACGAGATCGAACGCCAGGGCAAGCTCGACGCGGTTGGCGGCATCGCGTTCCTCGGCGAGCTCGCGCTGCGCGTGCCGACGACCGAGAACGTCGCCGCGTACACGGCGATCGTGATGGCGAAGTACGCCGCGCGTCGGCTCGCGCTCGTCGCCAGCGACCTCGTGCAGCGCGTCCAGGCGTGGGACGAGGACGACGCCGGCGAGATCATCGGCGAGGCGCTGACGGCGATCGCCGCGCTCGACCGCGCGCGCCCGGACGACGTCGAGACCATCGGCCAGCTGCTCAAGAAGCGTGCGCGCGAGCTCGAGGACGCGGCCGCGGCACGCGAGCGCGGCGAGACGCTGATGCTCGGCGTGCCGACCGGCATCGCTGAGCTCGACAGCTTCCTCGGCGGCTATCCGCTCGGCGTCGTCACGCTGCTCGTGGGACGGCCGGCGATGGGGAAGTCGAGCGTCACGCAGGCCGCGGCCGACGCAACCGCGCACGCAGGTCACGGCGTGCACGTGTTCTCGCAGGAGGACAGCTGGCGGATGATCGCCGACAAGTTCATCGCGAGGCACTCGAAGATCGGCGGCGCCCCCGAGAGCGGCATCGGTGTATCGCGGCTCCGCAAGGGCAACGTGACAGCGGAAGACGCGCGAGGCATCGCCACCGCGCTCGCGCGCGCGACCGCGCTTCCCCACTGGCTCATCGACGCCCGCGCCGGCCTCACCGCCGACGAGATCATCCGCAGCGTTCGCCGCCACGCGAAGAAGAACAAGACGAAGCTCGTCATCGTCGACTACTGGCAGATCATGGGCCGCCGCCGCGGCGTGCCCGAGCACGAAGCGCTCGACGAGAACATCACGAAGCTCTCGCACGCCGCGAAGACCGACGACATCGCGTATGTGCTCGCGTCGCAGCTCAATCGCGACGTGGAGAAGCGCGACGACAAGCATCCGCAGCTGAGCGACATCCGAGGCAGCGGCGCCGGCGAGGAGCGCGCGAAGGTGGTGATCGCGCCGTACCGCGGCTCGTACTACAGCCAGCTGCCCGTTCACGGTTCGGACTGCGATTGCAACCCCGACGTTGCGCCAGCGCACAAGCCCGGCTGTCCATTCGACGTCGACGTCGATGGGCTCGACGAGTCGCGCGCGCGAGCGGCTCGCATCGCGAGGTACGCCGAGACGATGCAGATGCTGATCTTGAAGGACAACAACGGGCGCGAGGGCAGGGTCTACGCGAACTGGCGGGGAAGGACCACCGAATGCTGGTGATCCATCTCGAAGGCCAGTCGGAACTCAGTGCGGGAACCAAGTCAGACCGCGAAGAACTGGCGCCCCTGCCAGCAGGGAGAGATCAGGCGCGGCTGCAGGGCCGGCCGGATCGCGACAGCTGGTGCACCCCGAAGTGGTTCGCGGACGCGCTCGGGCCGTGGGATCTCGATCCCTGCTCGAACGCGCGGTCGCACATCCAGGCCGTTCGCACGTTCGACCTCGCACGCGGCGAGGATGGGATCGCGCTGGCGTACACCGTGGTCGACGCGACCCGGGTGTTCCTCAACACGCCGTACAGCCGCGGCATGGTCGCGAAGTTCTTCGCGGCGTACCGACACACGCGGTGGTGCTTCCTGCTGCGCTTCGACCCGAGCACTGAGTGGTTCCAGAACGTCTACAACGCCGCCTCGCTGATCGCGGTGCCGGTCGGCCGGCGCGTGAACTTCGAGCCGCCACCCGGCGCGAAGTCCGGATCGAACCCCTATCCGCACGCGCTGTTCTACGCGCGCGCCGAAGACGCCACGCCCGAGATCCTCGCGGCGTGCATTGCCTGGAAGAAAAGGACGCGACCATGAGCCAGCAGACCTACCTGCCCGGAACCGAGCCCCCGCACCACGATCCCGACATCGAGAAGGCGCTCGACGCGTGGTTCGAGGCGCGCCATCAGCAGAAGAACGCCGCCGCAGACACGAAGATGCGGCACAGCGCGCTGCTGCTCCAACTGCAGCACGCCGGGCGCGAGTCGTATCCGTACGTCGATCCGTCGTCGGGCAAGAAGCGCACAGTCACCGTGTCTCGCGAACCGAAGGTGAAGACCGCCGCAGCGCCGCGGTGGCAACGCCGCGAGAAGGACGCGGAGATCGGTGAGGAGGTCGAGCCCAAGGAGGATCGCAAGGTCGAGAAGCGGCGCGTGTCGCGGGCGAGCGTCGAGAAGGAGATCGATCCGTTCGCCGGCGTGCGCGCGCGCATGGAGATCGACGGCGACAAGCCGCTCACGGCGACGATCGAGCAGATCGACAAGGCGAAGAAGCCGCGCTCGAAGGTCAACGTCAAGGCGAAGAGGCCGCGCTGATGGGGCTGATGCAGCGCGAGAAGGGCAAGCGGTTCGAGCGCGAGATCGCGATGGTGATTCGTACACGCTGGCCGCTCGTGCTCGTGCGCCGGGCGTCACAGGCCGAGCGCGCCGATAACCCGGACGTCTTCGTACCCGGACGTCTTCGTGGAAGGCCACGAGATCCTCGAGCGCTGCTGGCTCGAGCTGCAGGATGCGCGCCGAATTTCCTGAGCGACATGGGGCGTCGCCCGCCCGAGTGCACGTCGATCGATCGCATCGACAACGACGGCAACTACGAGCCGGGGAACTGCCTGTGGGCGACGGCGGCTCAGCAGCAGAACAACACCCGCCGTACCACAGAGGTCTGGTGATGGTGACGCCGCCGATCACGCTCGACGCCGCCGAGCTCCGCCTCCACGCGGCCGCGCGCGTCGTAGCAGACGTCCAGCACGAAGGAGAGCGCGAGCCGACGCGCGCCGAGGACCAGGAACTGCTCGACGCCATCGCGCTCTACGGCGCCATCGCTCGCGCCGAGCGAGCAGCGGTACAGCGCGAGGGACTCGCGAACGCAGCAGACAACGATGGCCGAGCGACGCACACCGCGGCGACGGCAGAGACCACGACGCGCGCGGGACGCGCAGGAGGACGGAACGGATGACGAAGAAGGGCTCGAAGACGAAGGCAAAGAGGACCATGCTCGTGCTCGCCATCGATCCCGGCAACATCGAGAGCGCCATCGTGCGCTACGACACCGCGAGCCGGCGCCCGCGCAGCTTCGCGACCTTGCCCAACGACGAGGTGCTCGGCGAGGTGAAGCGCGCGCGCGCCAGCGGTGTCGAGCACGTCGCCGTCGAGATGATCGCGTCGTACGGCATGGCCGTCGGACGCGAGGTGTTCGACACGTGCGTGTGGATTGGCCGCTTCATCGAAGCGTGGGATGGCCCCCACACGCGCGTGTACCGCGCCGAGGTGAAGCTCCACCTGTGCGGCGTGACACGCGCGAAGGACACCAACGTGCGCCAGGCGCTGCTAGATCGCTTCGGTCCCGGCAAGGACGTCGCGGTGGGCACGAAGGCGAAGCCCGGTCCGCTGTATGGGATCTCGGGCGACGCCTGGGCGGCGCTCGCGGTGGCGGTCACGTGGGGCGACAAGCCGTACGGACGGCTGAGCACGTGAGGCGAAGCCAGCTGCGGCACGAGCGCGATCAGGCGCTGAAGCTCGCGGCCGAGCTGCTCGCCGCCCTCACGGCGCGCGATAGGGAGTACTCGTCTCCGCAGGATCAGAGGCTCGTCGCTCGCGCGCAGGCGTTCATCTCGCGCGCAGGCGCTCGCCGCAACGAGGACGGATAGCCGATGCGCGTGCGCCGCGTGCGCGTGGTCGAACGCGAGCTGACGCCGCTGGCGATCACGCCGAAGGTCGCCCGGCGGCTCGAGGCCATCTCGCCATCGCCGCTCGCGCAGCGCATGGTGCTCGAGCGGGCTATCCATCGGTGGATCGACGCCGAGTCAGCTCGCATCCAGGCCGCGTGGGACGAGCACGTGCGGAAGCAGGCGCAGCGGTTCGGGTGGCGCTGGCAGGTTGATCGATATCGCTGATTCCGCGTAGTTGTCGCGCGTCGCCCGAAGCGACGGCTAGACGCATCTCGCCGCGGCGTGTCACGCGTATCTCGATGACCGCCGGTATCCCTGGGGTGGGGGCTGCGTGAGGCTCTCCGTGAAGCGGCTCGGCATACGCCAAGTCGCGCTCGATGCGCTCGGCCCCCGGCCACCGTGGTATCGGCTGTCCGCTCGCCGCGCATGGAACCGTCGACGCGCCGCCATCATGGCGATGGACGTCTCCAAGTACGCGGAGATGATCGCCATCCACTACTCGCCGGAGCACGTCGAGCTCGCCGCCCAGGCCGAACGCCCCCTATTCCGTCAGCTCACGAAGAGCAGACCGTGACCGCAGCCGCGTCGCTGAACATCACGCCGCGGCTCGCGGCTGAGACCGAGCGCCACATGGCGCTGCTCGAGAAGCTCGGCCAGAAGCTCCACGCCACCATGGACGTCGAGGTCTGTACCGACAACAACGGCTCGAAGACGAGCGATACGCCGAACCGCGACTGGTGCCGTAGCTACGGCCGCTACCAGACCGGCATGGCGTCGCTGCTTGTAGAGGAACGCGAGCGCTCGAAGCTGCGCCTGCTCGCCGAGCGCAACGGCGGCCAGCGCGCGCTGACGGACGAGGAATACGACGCAGAGATGCGCGTTCTCGCCATCGAAGCGCTGCGCGCGATGCCGCCCGGCGAGCTCGAGGCGGAGGTCGAGCGGCGCGGGCTGGTCGTGCAGGTGCCGGACGAGCGCGAGGACGACGACGCGTGAGCTACGTGTCCTGCATTGGCTGGGCGTGCGCTCGGCGCGAGCGGCAGTCCGCTCGCGCGGGGCGATGGCCGGTGCGCACGTGAGCCGCGAGCGATGCATCACGTGTGGCGCCTCGGTGCGCGACTTCGACTACCCGGAGCACGACGACAACGGCGACCAGATCCCCGGACTGCCCGGCCACCTCGCACTCGGCGGCAACGAGCCCTGCGGCGATCCGCGCGGCGGCGACATGCCGCACTACCCGGGGCCGGGTGCATTCGACTGCGCTCGCTGCGGCTGGCCGATGCCGGTGTGGCGAGTTGGCGTCGGCACGATGGAGTGCCTCGCGTGCACGCAGTGCTCGGGGTGTGACGCGCCAATGGCCGGCGGCGGTCGCTGTGACGCATGCAAGGTCGTCGACGCCGAGCGAGTCCTGGCCGCGCAGGCTGAGGCGCGCGAGAGGGAGGCCGAGCGCGTAGCGCGCCGCGTGGCGATGCGGCCCGCGCTCGACGCGTGGATCGCGGAGCGGCGTGCGCATGGCGCCGCGTGGCTCGCCGAGCGTGAACTGGTCCTCGCCGTCGCACGCGACGCAGCTGAAGAAGGCCGCGTCGTCGAGATGCGCGCCATCCTCGGAGAGACCGGGGACGCGTGAGCCGCTGGTCCGACATCCGCGACACGCTCGCGGTCGCGCGCGACGCCGCCGAGGACCGCAAGCCGTGGCTCGCGGTCAAGCTGGTGTGCGACGTCGCGCCGGACTTTCGCTACGTCAAGCGTCGAGCGCGCAAGGAGCATCCGAGGCCGCACTTCGAGACCGAGGGGGACTACGACGAGTACGACGAAGACGGCGACGAGCGCTACGTCGAGCCCGAGCCGCTCGTCGACCAGCGCCGTCGCATCGCCGCCGAGTGGAAGCGCATCGACTGGCACGCGTGGATCCGCGGTTGGTCCGGCACCGGCATCGGCATTCTCGACATCGCCTCGTACAGCGACATCCTCCGTGACCACTATTCGAGCGAGACAGTCGAGGCTCTTGCCACGCGACCCTCCTTTGCTGCGCAGCTAACGAAGGCCACCGAGCTCGCTCGTGCCGGCTTGCCTGCAGTCCCCGGCGGTGACGGCTACGAGATGCGCGTCGGCTCCTACGCGAACCTCATGCGCCGCGCATGGAAGGTTGTACTCCCCGCGGACGTCGAGGACGACGCCGAGGTGCAGCCGTGATCCGCTCACCGCGCGCCACCGATCAGAGCTTCGTCGCGGCGACATGGACGCGCACGATGCAGCGCGTGCGCGGCGAGGGCCGCGCCATCGGCAAGCTCGTCGACCGCGTGCTCGAGCGCGCCGACACTCGCTGCCTCGTGCTGTCGCCAGCGCACGATCCTGACCGCATCCACGCGTGGATCGTCTACGCCGAAGGACCGAAGGTGCCGCTCGTCCATTACGTGTTCACCCGCCCCGAGCATCGCCGCAAGGGCTACGCGCGCGAGCTGCTTGCTCGTGCAGGCGTCCGCATCGACGCCGCGAGCGTGTTCACGCAGCAGTCGCGCGACACCGTGAAGCTCACCACCGCGTTCCCGATGGCGGCACACCTGCCGCTGCCCGAGTTCCTCAAGCCGTCGAAGGAGATCACGTGAAGGCGAACATGATTTACGACCGCATCCTGGTGCGCGTCATCCCCGCCGAGGGCAAGACGAAGGGCGGTCTCTTCGTCCCCGCATCGGTGCACGAGAACGCTCACCAGTGGCGCGGCGAGGTGCTCGCGGTCGGTCGCGGACGACAGTCCGAGATTTCCGCCGAGTGGGTCAAGCCGCAGGTCAAGGCCGGCGACGTCATCACGTTCATTCGCGCGCCGCAGTCGGGCGAGCAGGCCGTGCTCTCCATCGACCTCGGCGATGGCCAGGGCGACGAGGAGCTTCTCGTCATTCGCGAGGCGCACATCCTCTGCGTGCTCACCGAGCTGCCGCGCGCGACCGGATTGCGCGGCGTCGACGGCAAGGAGCTGCTCGTCCAGTGAGCGAGCCCGTCGCCACGTTCGCGATCATGCGTCGCGAGTACGGCTTTCCCGACGCGATCGTCGCCGTCACAGACGACGACACCATCGCCGCGCGCGTGATGTTCGACGCCGCCATCAAGGCCGCTCCGCTCGCGTCACGTCCGGTCTCGTTCTACGTCGTGCGCACGCTGCGGCACGACGCGCCCTCCACCGCTCAGAAAGAGAACTAGCCATGGCCACCGCACCCGCTGCCCCCACCGCTCTCGGCGACACCGTCCTCGCGCTCAGCGACGAGGGCACTAGCTGTCCGGCGCTCGTCGTCGGCCTCAACAGCGACGGCACTGTCAATCTCCACCGCTTCGTGGGCGCCGGCATCTCGCCGCAGCTCAACGCGTCGCTCGCGACCTCGGGTCCGGCGGCCGCGGGGCAGTACACGGCCAAGCCGTGAGCGACGGCATCCTGTTGATGGTGCTGGCCATGGTCGGGTTCCTGTTCGGCCGCGAGGTGCGCCGGATGACCGACGAGCGGACGGAGCAGAAGCCATGATCGTCGCCGTCTACTTCCACCGTTCGATCACCGCGTTCGAGCACGAGCCCGACGTCGACGAGTGGATCATCGGCGCCGAGCGCGTGAAGAACTACGGCGTCGTCTGCATCGAGAAGGGCAACGCGTACATCTTCGAGTGGATTTCGCGCGCCGAGAAGACGAAGGGCCAGCGCAAGCGGGTCCGCGTGCCGCTCACGAACGTGAGCGCGGTGCTCGAGGTGGACGAGATCGAGAAGCCGAAGACCGAGGCCGAGAAGCCCAAGACGGCGGTGACGCCGTGAAGGTCGAGAAGCCGCCGGCGCTCACCATCGCGCAGTTCGCCACAGACAACAGCGCGCCGTCGACGTGGCGACGCGAGGCACGAGAGGCCACGCTGCAAGGCCGCGGTGCGGACCCGTGGAACACGCTGCCCTCCACGCGCGAGTACGGCCCGCGCGACGCCGAGGACCACGTCGCGCAGCAGAGTGAAGCGGAAGGCGGCTCCATCGCGGTGGCGATGACGCTGCCCGGTCGGCCGGACGAGTCCGTGATGCGCCAGGGCTTCTGGCCGGCCACGCCGCGCGCGGCCGAGCTCGCCAGCGACGCCGCTCTGCCCGCGGCGCCGGACCCGTTCCCGGATCCTCCTCCGCTGCCGCCCGTCGTTCCGCTGCCACCCCAACCGATCACGCTCGAAGGCGAGCACGCCGCGGCGTACGACGAGTTCCAGCTCGCCGCGGCCGCGCTCGAAGCTGCCACGCGCGCGATGCTCGCGGCGCAGCAGCGTTACCAGGCGGCGATCGCCAAGCTCTCGCCGCTCGCGGCGAAGACGCAGCGCGCATGAGCAGCGATGCCGATCGACTCGAGCGCGCGCGTGTCGAAGTGAAGCGCTATGACACGCCGCGCCTCGTGCGAGAGTTCCGCGACTGGTGCGGCGCTTGCTCGTCGGATCGCAGCATTGCGTACACGCAAGCCATCCAGGATGAACTGCTGGGCCGCATCATGATCTTGCAGAACATCGCCGAGTCGGTCGGGCTTGCGCCACCACCGTGCGGGTGAGCGCGCATGGACCGCGCCCGCGCAGCGCAGCTCCTCGCTGAACATCGCCGGCGCCGCAAGGCGGCCGAGCAGGCGAAGACCGACGCCGCGGCCGCGCTTGAGACGCCTAAGCGCGTAGCGGCGCTCGCCGCCGACCTCCGCGCCATCTACCACCCCAAGCAGCGGGCGTTCTTCCGCTCGCTGGCCAAGCTGCGCGCCACCACGAAGACGCGGCGCGCCGGCGCGACCTCGGGCGGATGCCGCGAGCTCATCGCACGCGCCATCGAACTGCCCGGCTTCCGCGCGGTGTACGTCACGACAACGCGCATCGAGGCCCGCGCGCGTGCGTGGGAGAACGACACGAAGAGCGGCTTCGTCGACATCCTGCGGATGTACGGCCGCGACATTCCGGGCGTCGCGCTCGAGACGCTCGACCTCGCCGGCATCACGGTGCAGGTGCGCCAGCAGGACATGGCGCTCGAGTTCTCGAACGGCTCTCGCCTCGAGCTGTTCGGCGCCGACGACAAGCGAGCGATCAACAAGCTCCGCGGCATCACGAAGCACGTCTTCTGGTTCGACGAGGCGCAGGACTTCCAGTGGCTCGAGCGCATCTACAAGAGCGTCGTCGTCCCCGCGCGCTCCGACTTCAAGGGCGAGTGCTGGCTCACCGGCACGCCCGGCGAGGACTGCTCGGGCATGTTCTGGGAAGTCACGCGCGACGACGGACAACCGCGCCTCAAGGGTTGGGAGGTGCACGCGTTCTCGCTCGTCGACAACCCGTACTTCGGCTGCGTTGTGTGGCGCGACAGCGAGTGGTACGTCGTCGACCACACCGCCGCGGAGGTCGGCCCGTTCGCGACGGAAGCCGAGGCCGAAGCGAAGGCCATCGAGGTGCGATGGACCGGCGTGGCGCTCGACGCGCTCGAAGAGAACGGATGGACCACCGACGATCCCGACTTCCAGCGCGAGTATCTCGGCAAGTGGGTCAAGAGCGACGCGCGCTTCGTCTACGCGGCGAACGCGGTGCCGTTGCATCAGCTCACGTTCGCGCCCGTGCGCGTCGACGCCGATGGGGCGCCCGACCTTGCTGCGGCGCTCGCCGACCTGCCCGAGTACAGCAACGGGCGCGAGTACTTCCTCGTGCTCGGCGCCGATCTCGGCACGCGAGACGACTTCGCCGAGGTCGTGTGGGCATGGTCGCTCGCCGACGACGTGCTCTACGAGGTCTGCAGCTGGAAGCGGCCCGGGCTCGACTACGACGAGATGGCGGCGAACCTCGTCGCGCTGCGCGAGCAGGCGTACATCGGGCTCGTCACCGCAGACGCTGGCGGCGGCGGCAAGCCGGCGGTGATGGGCTGGTCGAAGAAGTGGGTCGAGCGCTACGAGATTCCAATCGTCGAGGCGACGAAGGAGAACAAGGAGGTTGCGATCAAGCAGCTCAATACGGACATCCGCAAGGGCCGCATCAAGCTACGCGCGGGCGGCGCACTGCTCGGCGAGTGGCTCACGCACCGGTGGGCGCGCGTTCGCAGCGCGACCGGAAAGAAAGTCGAAGACGCAACGACCGCGAACCATTGCGCCGACGCAGCGCTTTACGCCCACCGCGAGAGCTACCACCACCGTCACCGCAAACCGGACTTGAAACTCGAACCCGGATCATCAGAATGGGTCGAGCGTCAAGAGCAAGCGATGCTCGAAAACGCACTCGACAATGCCGGACACGGGAACCCCTTCGGATGGTGATCAGCTCGGTCGCGCGGACTATCGCGAAGCCAAGAGCCTGCTCACGCACTGCCACGCGCACGGCGTCGTCCCGTTGGTGATCTCCGTCGGTAGCGTTCGCATCGAGCTGTCCGAGGCGCCTTACATCAAGCCGACCTCGTCGCGCCACGCGCCGCCCACTGCCGAAGATGGCAATCGCCTCATCCGCGAGTACGGCGGCTCCGTACTCGCGGACGCGCTCGGCGAGCACGAGTCGCTGAGCATGGAGCCGACGAAGTGACCGAGCTGCGCGATCGCTACGATGTCGAGAGCGCGTGGTTCGCGGACCAGCAGGCGCGCTATGCCGCGTTCCAGCTCTCTATGTCGCGCGTGCTGATCGACGTGCTCGAGGAGTGGCGCCTCGCGGGGCCCGACAACGCGGCCCGGCACACGATCCACGTCATCGAGCCCTCGTTCGCCATCCGTGAGGCGCGCGCGCGTCGCGACTGGTGGCATGAGTTCTACGCCGGCGATCCCGACGACGAAGAGGACCAGCGCTGGCACGCCGGTCGTGAGCGCTTCTTCCATTCCGAACCGTCGCCGGGAAGCGCGCGAGGCACCATGAGTGCCTGCCGTCCTCACCGATAGTTCCGTAGCCGCCGAGAAGCTCGGCACGTCGCGATGGTGGACGCTGAAAGACAGCGCCGCGCCCGCGGCGTTGTGGGGGTGGATCGACCGCCTCCGCTCGAGCCACCACGCGCACGCCCTCATGGACCTCGTCCACGAGGCCATCTACGAAGACCGCCCGCTCGGCACTTCGAGCGACGTCTCCGGCGCCGCATACCTCCGCCGCGAGGCCTCGGCGCCCGCGACGCTCAACATCACGCGCTCGATGGTGGACACCGTCGTCGCTCGCCTCGGCAAGCGACGCCCGATGCCATGCATCTCCGCCGACGACGCGGGTTGGAGCGAGAAGCGCTTCGCGCAGCGCGCGAGCCGCGTGCTGCGCCGCAAGATGGGCCAGAGCGCTGTCGAGCGCATGTGCCCGGTCGCGCTGCGCAGCGCCGTCATCCGCGGCACCGGCGTCGCGAAGGTCTACTCGCGCAACGGCGATGTCGCGGTCGAAGAGGTCCCGCGCTACGAGATCGTCGTCGACCCTCGCGACGCCCGCTACGGCGCGCCGCGCACGATGGCGCAGGTCAAGCTCGCCAGCCGTGACGTGCTCGCCAGCCGCTTCCCGAAGGCGGCCAAGGACATCCGTGAGGCGCCCGTCGCGACGCGCGAGTTCTGGGAGTTCGGCGTCGGCGAGGACATCGCCGCGGCGCCCGACCAGATCGAAGTCGCCGAGTCGTGGCATCTGCCGAGCTCGTACAACGCGGATGACGGCGGCCACATCATCTCCATCCGCGGGAAGGTCCTGTTCCGCGAGAAGTGGAAGCGCGAGCGCTACCCGTTCGCGTTCATGCACTGGTCCGCGCCGACGCGCGGCTTCTGGGGCCACGGGCTCGTCGAGGACCTCCGCGGCATCCAGGCCAAGGTCAACGACCTTGCGCGCGACGCCCAGCAGGCGCTGTGGTTCGCGAGCGCGCTCAAGATCTTCGCGCAGCGCGGCTCGAACCTCGTCAAGCAGCACCTGCGCTCGCGCGACTTCTCGGTCGTCGAGACCGATGGCGCCGTGCCGCAGTACATCGCGCCGTCGCCCATCTCGCCGCAGACCATCCAGTTCCTCGAGTGGCTGCTCCAGCAGGCCTATCAGATTAGCGGCATCTCGCAGGCCTCCGCCGCCAGCAAGAACCCGCTCGGCTCGAACGCGTCGGGCAAGGCGCTCGACACGATGTACGACCTCGAGAGCGACCGCTTCTCGCACGTCGAGCTGCAGTACGCGATGTTCCGCGTCGACATCGGGCACTGCATGCTCGATGAAGCGCGGGCGATCGCGAACGACAACGAAGATCCGAAGGCCCGCAAGGCCGCGTGGATCAGCGAAATCGACTGGGACAAGGTCGACGTCGACTGCGGCGACTACCACCTCATCCTCGAGCCCGTGAACTTCCTGACCGACTCGCGGTCCGGGAAGCTCGATCAGGTCAACGACCTCGCGAAGGCCGGACTCCTCAACGACCCGATGCAGACGGCCGCGCTCTTCGACGAGCCCGACCTCGTCCGCGCGAACCGACACCTCCTCGGACCGTACCGCTTGCTCGAGCGGATCATGGAGGACCTCGCGAACGTCGACGCCGACCTCGAGCCGCTCACGCCGACGCCGTACCTGCTCGCTTTCGCGCCGCTCGCGAAGTCGATGGCGCTCGGCGAGCTCTGCAACGTCGAGGCGGAAGCGAAGAACGACAACGACGACAAGGTCGCCGACCGCTTCCGCTGGTTCCTCGACATGCTCAAGGCCGCCGGCGACGCCGCGACCGCGCAGGCCACCGCCGCGCCGCCGCCCGGCGCGCTCGGCGCAGATCCGAATGCTCCACCGATGCCGGGTCCGCCCGGCGCACCGCCGCCCGGCATGCCGATGATTCCGGCTGATGCGATGGGCGGCATGGCGAGTCAAGCGGCCGCGGGGATGCCCGTGCCGATGCAAGGGATGGCCGCGTAATGGAAGACATCATCGAGATCCCGACCGAGAGCCAGGCTGTCATTCTGCCGACCGAGAAGGGCGGCGCCGCCGACATCCTCTCGACCGAGCATCGCATCAGCGACAACACGCGTCGCGTCTTCAAAGAGAAGATGGCGGAGCGCCGCGCGAAGGAAGCCGAGCTCGCGCGCACCGCGGTCTCGCTCTACCCCGAAGATGCTCCGGCGGCCGCTGCTGCGCCGACAGCCGCCATTCCGGCGGCCACGCCGGGAGCCTCGCCAGCGGCGGCCGCCGAGGCTCCTGCGCAGGTCGAGCCCGAGCAGCCGATCGCCGCTCCGTCGGGCCCGAACATCGCCGACATCGTCGCGCAGCAGCACGCCGCAGCCCTCGAGCTGCGCGAGCAAGCACTCATCCAGCGTGAGCAGGAGATCGACGCCCGCGCCGCCGCGATCGCTGCCAAGGAGCACGGCCGCTCCTCGTACGCGCAGAAGCCAGCCGACACCATCCGTGCGCTCGTGAAGGAGTGGACCGGCGCCGACGGCGACGAGCTCCGCGACGAGATCGCCGACCTCATCACCGACCTCTCGGCGACCATGCTCAACGTCCCCGTGCCCGAGGCCTTCAAGGCCCGCGCGGAAGGCCGCAAGGCGCTGCGCTCGGTGAACGCGTGGAAGGCGGAGGCGGCCGAGCAAGAGGCCAAGGCCACCGCGGCGCGCGAGGCCGCCGACCAGCAAGCGCGCGAGCAGAACGCCGTGCGCGTGATCGGCGGCTTCATCGGCACCGCGAAGGACAAGTACCCGCACCTCGCGGCCGAGGACAACGCGGCGGCGATCGTGTTCGACCTCATCAAGCGCGAGGCCGCGGCGAGCCCGAACCCGGCGACGTTCCGCCCCGACTGGGAATCCGCTGCGAAGCGCGCGAACGAGTACTTCAAGAAACGCAACGACGAGTGGTTCGCCGCTCGTCAACCTCTGCTCGTACCGCCGGCGACCAAGCCCGCGCCCGCAGCTGCGCCCGCCGTGCAACAGGGAGAGCGACAGGGAGTTCGCTCGAGCACGCTGACGCATCAGGACGCCTCGGTCACGGTCGCGCCCTCGGAGCCTGCAGCCGCTGTCGTCGATGAAGACGCCAACGCGCCGTACGACCGAGACGCGGCAACGAAGCGGCTGTTCGCGCGATGGCGCGAAAAGATCAAAGTCGCGCGCCAGTAACGCGCGGCCACGAAGACGAGCAGGGAGCTCGCAATCCACACGTCCGGTAACCGGACAGAAACGGACTCCCTGTGTCAGTTCTCGACTCAACCGTATACGCAGCGATGATCAAGGAGCACTACGCCGACGGCGTCGTGCAGAAGATGGCGATGCAGAAGAACATCGCCTACGGCCTGCTCATGAAGCAGGACCGCGCCACCGTGGCGGGCGGTGCTCACTGGAATCAACCGGTCGGCATCGCGCTTCCGTCGGGTGGCTCGTCGACGTTCTCCGTCGCGATCACCAACGCCAACAACAACACGTCGAAGTGGGGCAACTGGCAAATCCCCCGCGCGACGCACTACCGCCTCGCGCAGATCAAGAACGAGACGATCGAAGCCACCGAGACCGGCGACATCGACGCGTTCGAGCCGGCGCTGAAGGAGTTCGACCGCGCCATGAAGGCGGAGGTCAACTACATCAACTTCCGCTTCTTCCGCGGCTCCTCCGGGTCGATCGCGAAGATGACGAACACCGCGTTCGCCACGACCGCGCTCACGCTCGACGATGCGTCGGGCACGTGGGGCGTGACGAAGGGCGACGTGTTGCAGCTGTCGGCCGACGGCATCAACGCGAAGGCCGGCACGCTGACCATCGGGTCGGTCGCGCGAACCGGCGCGCTCGCCGGCACGATCACGACGACGGCGAACATCTCGACCGGCGTCGCGACCGCAGCGAACCTCGACTTCGTCTGCCTCAACGGCGACGTGGGGCTCGCGGCAAGCGGACTCGCGGACTGGATTCCGGACAGCCCGCCGACGAGCACGCCGTTCTTCGGCCAGGACCGCACGGCGGACATCGACTACCTCGGCGGCGTTCGCGTCGACGGCTCGGACGGTCGCTCGGTCGCGAACGTCATCATCGACATGGTCGCGAACCTCGACACGATCGGCGGTGACCCCGACATCGTGTTCATGCACCCGATCACCTTCGGCACGCTGTCGAAGCAGCTCGAGGGCAAGTGGGTCATCAACTCGGCCGCCGGCTACGACGGCAAGAAGGTCGCGGGCCTCGGCTTCAGCGGCTTCCAGGTGAACCTCAACGGTCACGCGCTGACCATCTACACGGACCGCTGCTGCCCCATCAAGCGCATCTACATGCTGCAGTGGGACGCCGTCGCGATGTTCTCGGCGGGCAAGGCGCCGATGTTCCTGCAGGAGCGCGTTGGCCAGTACTTCAAGGTCTCGGAGTCGTTCGACGGCTACGAGTCGCGCATCGGCGAGTACCTCAACTTCTGCGTGGCCACGCCCGGTTGGTGCGCGGTCGGTCTCCTCGCGTAAGCGCGGCGAAAGGAGACCAAGAACATGCAGCGATCTCCATATGCAGAGGGCTACAACATGTCGCCCGAGACGTGCGCCTTCGTGGCGTGCGTGCAGGGCGCGGGCGCAGCGGCGCCGGTGATCCCGACGACCGCGCACAGCAGCACGTCGTCGAAGGGCTACATGACGGCGGCGAACAACTTCGCGCTCGCCGGTGGCATCGTGCGCTCGGCCGTTGGCGTCTACAACATCACGCTCAAGGATGGGCTGCCCGAGGTCTTCGACATCGGGCCGAACATCTGGGGGCCGAACGGCACGTGGGCGACCATCGCCGACTACAACCAGACGACGAAGGTCGTCTCGGTGCTCGTCTGGGCGCCGGGCGGCGCGGCGGCTGACCTCGCGGCGACCGAGTTCCTGCGGCTCGACATCTCGGGGCAGCTAACGGTGCTTCCGTGAAGCGCGGCCGCTCGCTTCTCGCTCTCGCTGCCGTCGTTGGCTGCGTGTTTCTTGCCGTGTGGGCGGGCGATACGAGCGTGGATGCGGGCGGCCTCTCTCCTCAAGGCGGGACCATCACCTCGGTCGCAGCGGGCTCCGGCCTGACCGGCGGCGGTAGCGGTGGCCCCGTCACCATTTCTGCGAACTTCCAGCTCATCCAGCACACGCCGATCAACGCGTGTATCGCTGGCAGCGCCATCAACGCGCTCGGGTCGGACGGAACGCTCACGTGCATCGCTGCGGGCGGCTCGGGCGGCGGCGGCTCGGGCGGCGGCACGGTCACGAACATCACGACGACGGCACCGATCAGCGGCGGCCCGATCAATACCTCGGGCGCCATCTCGCTGCTCACCGGCACCGGGCTCACGCTCTCGGGATCGAACCTGATCGCCGACATCGCGACCGGCCTGACCCTGTCCGGCAACCACGTGACCGCCGACCTCGGCACCGGCGTCACGCTCAGCGGCAACCACATCATCGCGGATATCTCGACGGGGCTCACCCTGTCGGGGAATCACATCATCGTCGACTCGACGGTGGTGCAGACGCGCGTGAGCGGATCGTGCACGGCGCCGCAATCGATCCGCGTCGTCAACAGCGTCGGCACCGTGACGTGCACGACCGCGAGCGCGACGACGAGCGTCGGCACCGCGAACTTCATGTCGAAGTACTCGACCGCGAGCAACTTCACGCCCTCGCTGTGGTTCGACGACGGCACGAACACGAACTACAACTCGATCTTCACGATCGCGGCGGCGACGGGCAACGTCACCGACCCAGGCGTCTTCGCGATCGGCCAGACGCTGATCGCCGTGCCGTCCGCTGGCAGCGGCCTCGTGGTCACCGACACGGGCAGCGCGCAGGCCGCTAGCCACGATCTCGCTGAGGTCATCGCAACGGGCAGCGTCAACAACGGGACGAGCCTGATCTATCGCGGCGTGCACATCGTGCTCAGCGAGGTCATCGGCGGCGGCAGCGGGGCGACCGCGACGCATATCGGGCTCGACGTCGACACGAGCGGAATCACGACGAGCGGCAGCGCGACGCCGGGGCCGATCATCGGGGTGCGTGCGAACGCCCCAAGTGCGAAGGCTGCTTTCGAGGCGACGACCGGTGACGTCAACGTTGACACGGGCAACGTCAATGCGTTCAGCGGCAACGGCAACTTCTCGGAGGTGTTCGCGACGTCTGGCGTATTCGCTACCGGGCTGTTCGACGGCGGAAATCGCGCGTTTTCGATCGCGGGGACCGGCATCAGGAGCTCAGGGGCCACGGCTTCGATCGATACGTCGGTGGTGCAGGAGACGAGTTCGGCCCTCGTGACCGGATGCGGAGCGGGCTCGGCGCTCGGCGCGATCTCGCAGGCAGGCGCTCCAACGTGCGTCGCGACCGGAGGCCTTTCGGGCGGCACGGCGAACCTGCTCACGGCATGGAGTAGCTCGACCGGCGTCGTTCCGACCGTCACGACCGACGACACGACGACCACGGGCACGTGCAACGACTACGCGCTGCCCGCGAACACGCTCGTGCTTCGGAGCAACTGCTCGACGCTCACGGGCGTCACGGGCGGTGTGGAGGGTCGGCTCCTGCTCGTCGAGAACGAGAGCGCGACAACGAACCTCACGATCTCCAACGAAGCCGCGGGCAGCACGACCGCCGGCGATCGATTCACGATGTCCAGCTCCTCGAACTGGGTGCTGAACAACAACACGCGCGCATACGCGATGTTTGTCTACAACGGCTCGGCCGCGCGCTGGCAGCAGTTCACAATGTCGCCGGGCAACGGCACGACAGCCCCGGGCACGCAGACCTTCACCAACGTCTCCGCGACGACGCAGGTGTCGGCGCCCACGGTCACCGCGAGCAGCGTCCTGTCGCTGACGGGCACGGGCCACTACAAGGCGACCGGAACGGCACCGGCACTTACCAGCTGCGGGACCTCGCCGACGGTGACCGGCGCGGATCCGGGCGGCACCGTCGTGGAGGGATCGACGGCCACCGGCTGCACAGTCACGTTCGCGGCCACCTACACCACGGCGCCGACCTGCGCGGTCACCCCTCGCGGCGTCCAGGCGGCCTTCACCTACTCGACCTCGGCGACCGCGCTGACCGTCACCAACACGAGCGCCGAGACGTTCGATTACGTCTGCGTGGGGCACTAGGATGGGCAACACGCTCCCCATCGCAGTGGCGACCGCGACCGCAACGGGCATCGCGATCGCCGTCGCCGTCTTCGCGAGCGGCAGCGATGCGCCCGGCACGAGCGCCGGCTCCGATATCTCAGCATCGCCGCTGTCGAGCGACCTGCTCTCGCCCATCGTGCAGCCCGGCGCATCGGTGACGACCGGCGTCACGCTGCCGCCCGGATTCGCGGCTGCGGTCGTCGTCCCGAAGGGGCCAGCCGCGGGCTCCTTCGTCATCGACAGCATCACGCACACGCTGACCCAGGACAACCCGCCGCTCGTGTGGCTCGAGGTCACGGCGCACAACACGGGCTCGTCGCCGGTTCGCTTCGTCGCGGACTTCGGCTACGGCAGCGCGGCGGCGGTGCAGTCACTCCAACTTGTGCCGCCCGTCGATGCCGGCTTGTCACTCGGCGACGCCGGATCCGTTCAGGTGGGCCCGTGAAGCGGCGCTGCCTGTTCTCGGTCGCGATCGCCGCGTGGTGCGTCGTCACCGGTACCGAGCTCGGTGTATTCGCAGCGGCCGCCGAGTACGTCGTGCGCTCGTCGGTTGACGTCGGCGCGGGGAGCGCTTCGCCATGATCCTCAAGGGCGAATCAGCCGCGCTACGGCTCTACGTGCCGTTTCACTTGCCGCAGACGAGCAATCCGCTCCTCGGGCTGACCGGGCACGTGTTCACGCTCGGCGAGGTGCAGGTCGTCACGCCCGGCGGCGCGCTGACGAGCGTCGCGGTCGACCACATCCACGAGATCGCCAACGGCGACTACGCCGCCGAGCTCACGCCAGCGCAGGCCACCGTCGCCGGCAAGGTGTTCATCTACGCGAACGTCACCGGCGCGCAGCCGTGGTCGAGCGCCGAGGACATCATCGACCCGGCCGAGCTCGGCGGCTTCGCCGGCACCATCGGGCCGGGCACGTCGACCGGCGCCGGCGGTTCTCGCGCGCAGACCCTCGCGCAGCTCCGCGCCGACGTTCAGCGCCGCGGCGCGTACGAGGGCAGCCGCGACATCACGCCCGTCGTCCTCAACGACTACATCAACGAGGCCGTGGCCGAGTGCTACGACATCCTCGTCGAGAAGTGGCAGGACTACTACACGACGATCGCCGGCTTCGCGTTCATCGTCGGCACCGACACCTACGCGCTCCCCGTCGACTTCTACAAGCTCCGCAAGATCGAGCTGCAGTGGGACACGACGCCGCGCTGGGCGCGCGTGATGCCGCACGACCTCGAGGTCTCGCACGAATACCGCCAGAACTCATCGCGCCACTATCGCTACCGCATCCAGGGCGGCGCGCTCGTGTTCGTGCCCGTGCCGCAGGTCGCAGAGACGCTGCGGATGTTCTACGTCCCGACCGCGCCGTTGCTCATCGCCGATACCGACGCCTTCGACGGCATCAATGGCTACGAGGAGCTCGTCGTGCAGCTCGCGTTCATGCGATGCCGCCAACGCGAGGACCTCGACACGGGTGACATCGAGCGCGAGATCGCGCGCCTCACCGCGCGCGTGCGGACCGCGAGTGACGGCCGCGACGCGACCGAGCCGTTCACGCTCGACCCGCACCACAGCCGCTCGCGCGGCGACGGCCACTGGGGAGAGCTCGGCATCGGCCGCGGGTGGGGCTGGTGATGCCCGCCATCAAGCGCAAGCGCCCACCCGTGCGCGCGCAGCTCTCGACCGGCACGCCCATCTCGGGCGACCCGATCATCAGCCGCCACCTCAGCGAGCTCGGCGACGCGCAGGAGCAGCAGCAGGGCCGGCTCGGAGACCGCAAGCAGGTCACCGCGTCGCTCGTGGTCGGCTCTAACCGCGTCAACCACGGCCTCGGGCGACCCGCCCGCACCTGCCACGTCACGCCGTCGGTCGCCGACGCCTCGTTCTCGTACGCGCTGACGAGCAGCGATTCGCGCACCGCGACCATCACGGTCGTTGGCGTCGCGCAGCCCTCCTGCGCCGTGGAGTTCGCATGAGCAACATCACCACGCCGAACATGGGGATGGTGCTCCCCTCCGATCACGACCCGTCGTCGTCGGACCTGTGGGGCCTGCTGCTCAACGCGGCGCTCACGGTCGCCGACGGCCACAACCACACCGCCGGGCAAGGCGTAGCGATTCCGGTCGGCGCCCTGAACTGGAACGCGAACCTGCAGGCCGCAAGCGGCGGCTCGAACTTCGGCATCTACGACGCCGCGTTCTTCGACTTCATCCCGGTTCTCCCTGCGTCGATGGCGACGTTCGCGGGCGCGCTGTTCGTCTCGAGCGTCGACAACAACCTCTACTACCGCACGACGTCGGGTTCGAACGTCCAGGTGACGAATGGCGCCGCGCTGAACTTCTCAGCGTTCGTCGGCGGCATCGGCGGCGACTACTCGGCCGTCGGCGCGCTCGAGAGCTTCGACGACGCGACGCACCGCTACCTGTTCCAGCAGGAGGGCTCGCCGAGGCCGTGGGCCGGGCTGGCCGCCGGTAACATCGACATCTACCAGCAGGCCGCGAGCATCGCGAACAAGGTGACGCTCAAGTCGCCGAACGCGCTCGCCGCGAGCTACGCGCTCACGTTGCCGGCCGCGCTGCCAGGCTCGCAGGCGACGCTTCGAGTCGACGGATCTGGCAACGTGACCGCCGCGACCGTTTCGCCGACGTTCACGCTGTCCATTCCGCCGTCCGCCGCCGACCTCAACTCGAACGCGCGGGTCAACGATGCCGGTGGTCTCATCGCGATCACGCTGTCGGGCGGGACCGGGAACGCCGGGCAGTCCGCATTTCCAGTCGAGCTACAAATCGGCGACACCATCACGTCGGTCAAGGTCTACGTGAACAAGGCGAGCAGCGCCTCGAGCACGATCAGCGCATCACTGCGCGGCTTCCTCGCGGCCATCGGCGCGAACGCCACGGCCGACACCGCCACCCTCGCGACGAACGCCCCGGGCAACACCTCGTTCACGATCACCGGGCTATCGCGGACGCTCGTCGCCGGCGTCGTCTACTCCGTGAGCGTAGGCATGTCGGTCGGCGCCGCCGTGACCGATACCGTCGTGGGCATCGAGGTGACGTTCACGAGGCCGATTGCGTGAGCCTTCGCAAGAAGCCCATCCCCGTCGTCTTCCAGGGCGGCGTCGATACGAAGACGGACAGCAAGGCCGTGCTGCCCGTGAAGCTGCTCGACCTGCAGAACGCGGTCTTCACCAAGCAGACCTCGCTCGCGAAGCGGAACGGATATCGCGCGCTCGGGCGCTCGGTCGATGGCATGTCGGGCACGTACGGCAACCCGCGTGGGCTCGGCGCGCTCGGTCGTGAGCTGCTCCTGTTCGACGACAAGCACTGCTATAGCCAGCGCCCGAGCTCGAACTCGTGGGCGCTAGCTGGCGACGTCGCGGTGGCCTCCGCGACGGACGAGCCGATCGCGCGCACCGGTACTGCGCAGACGCAACCCGACATCGCTACGCGTCACGGCATCACGCTCGTCGCGTGGGAGGACAACCGCGGCGGCGTGTGGTGCTCGGTGATCGAGGACGCCACCGGCCGCGCGCTCGTCAACCAAAAGCAGCTCGACGCCGGTGGATCGATCCCGCGTTGCGTGCCCGTCGGGGAAGTACTTCACGTCATCTGGGCGAACGGACAGCGCCTGTGGCTGGCCATCTGCAACCCAGCGGTCCCCGAGGCCGCGCTCGTGCCGCGCATCCTCACCGAGGACCTCGACCCCGCATATCCGACGTTCGACGCGGAGCCGACGCTCGCGGCGTTCAGCGGCGATCGCCCGGCCGTCATCGCGTGGAGCATCGCCGGCGGCTATCGCGTTGGCTATCTCGTCGCGCCAGGTGTGCTCGGCTCGCCGCTCACCGGCACGCCGAGCGTGGGAACGAACCTCGTCGGCACGATGGCCGCGGGGCTCTCGGTCACGTTCGACCGCTCGGGCGCGAGCGGCATCTGGGTCGGCGTCGCTTTGCTGGTCGGGTTCGGCAACACCGACGTGTTCTGGAACGCGCACAGCATCGCCGCCCCCAACACGGTGGCGCGGTCCGTCCTCGTCGACTTCGCGGCTATCCCCGTCGCTCGCCTCGCTGCGGAGATTGTCGGCGGCGCGTTGTGGTGGGCAGCCGAGCGCTGGACCCTCGCCACGCAATCAACCGACACGCAGCAGCTGCACTCGGGGGCGTTCGCCGTCGCGACCGGCGTGACGATCACCTCAGCGCAAACGCTGCACGGCCATTCGCTGAGCTCGCGCGCGTTCGTCGACGCGAGCGACGTCTACGTCTGCATCACGAACGGCGCGCGCTTCTCGCCCTATGTTGCGGTCGTGCGCCTCAGCGCCGCGACATTCGGCGGCGCGGGCACCACGTGCGTCGCGCGCCTCTTGCCGGGCGAGTCGACGGGGATGCTGCTTCGCAACCACCTGCCATCGGTCGTCGCGCAGGACATCGCCGACACCGACATCGCGAGCCGAGAGCACGGCCTCATCCTCGGCTATCGCATCCAGCTCGACAGCGCGAACAACGATCAGTTCGGCGAGGAGGGCTTTCGCTATGTCTCGCTCGACCTTGGCAGCGAGAGCTATCGCAGCGTGCCGCTCGGCCGCGGGCTCTACCTCGCTGGCGCGATGCCGCTGCACTACGACGGCGCGCGTTGGGCCGAGGCGGACTTCCACGCCGCGCCCGACTTCGGATTCGCGTTCACGCTCGCGCTCGTCGCTGGCGTGCCGCCGCTCTACTCGCTGACGCCGGTCGTGCCGGGTGCGGCGTTCGTCGTGCAAGCCGCGGGCGGCGGCCTCAACGCGACGCAGACCTACCTCTACGCGTACGTGTACGAGGAAATCGACGCGCAGGGCGAGCTCCACCCGTCGGGCGTGAGCGTGAGCGTCGAGGTCGTGCTCACCGGCGGCAACCAGCAGACCATCCTCGGCATCCCGATGCTGCGGCTCACCGGCAAGCGCCGCGTGCGCATCGGCGTGTTCCGCACGCTCGGTAACGAGACCGGCGAGCCATCACAGCTCGAGTTCTTCCGCGTGTCGTCAACTGACCCGAACGTCAGCGGCACGAACGGCTACGTCCTCAACGATCCGACGACGGACTTCGCGACGTTCAACGATGCGATGACCGACGCGAACTGCGCGCTGAAGGAGCCGCTCTACACGAATGGCGGCATCCTCAGCGACGACCCGACCACGCTCGCGGGTGGCGTCATCGCGGGCGGCAAGTCGCGGCTGTTCTTCACGGTGCCCGACGATCCGAATCTCGTCGGCTTCTCGCAGCAGCTGCGCGACGACACGGCGACCGAGTTCGCTCCGTCGCTGACGATGCGCATCGATCCGCTCGGCGGCGCCATCACGGGCATCGGTATCATGGACGACGCGGTGATCGTGTTCCGCGAGACCGCCATCCACGCGTTCGTCGGTCCCGGCCCCGATGCCGACGGCGACCTCTCCGGCTCGACCGATGCGTTCAGTCCGCCGCAGCTCATCACGAGCGACGTCGGCTGCATCTCTCCGGGCTCGATCTGCCAGTCGCCGGTCGGCATCGTGTTCCAGAGCGCGAAGGGCATCATGCTCCTCGGCCGCGATCGCCAGGTGCAGCGCATCGGCAATGACGTCTACGCCTACAACGGCCAGACCATCACGCGCGCTGTGCTGCTCCCAGACCGCACGCAGGTCGTGTTTCTCACCGCCGATCCGACCGGCCGCACGCTCATGTGGGACTACGACCCGCAACGCAACCAGTGGAGCACATACACGAATCACCTCGGCCTCGATGGGGTGGTCGTCGACGGCTCGTTCTACTACCTCCGCACCGACGGGCGCGTGTTCGTCGAGACGCCGGGCGAATACGCCGACGACAACTCGCATATCCCGATGCGCATCGACACCGCGTTCATCAAGGCCGCGGGCTACCTGCAGGGCTGGCAGAAGATTCTCGTCGCGCAGTTCCTCGGCACGTACAAATCGAGCCACACGCTCAACATCAGCTACCGCATCGACTATCAGGACGCTTGGTCGGCCGCCGATCCGCTCGCCGTCGACGCGAACTACGCGCCCGAGCTCTACGGTGCGGGCCTCTACGGCGCGGGCGCGTACGGCGGTGCCGGCGGCCCGAACACGGTCTACCAGGAATCGCTGCACCTCAATCTGCGGTGTCAGTCCATCGCGTTCCGCATCGAGGATGTCGAGCCGACCGGCAAGTTCGGCGCGTCGTTCGAGTTGTCCGAGATGCTTCTCGTCGGCGGCGTGCTCGGCGCCCGCTTCTTCCCCGGAGCAGCCCGTCAGGGCTGAGAGGAGACCACCGTGGCCTGGTATGACTACTTGAACCCCGTCTACGACATGCAGCAGCTCGCCGGCGGCACCGCGTTGCCGACGACGTACGCGAACCAGCCGCAGATCATGGGCGCGATCAACGCCGGCCTCGCGCAGAAAGCGCCCGTCGCGAACCAGTCGCAGAGCGACCAGTTCCGACAGGGACAGATGCAGCAGGTCGGACAGCTGCAGGGCATCGCGAGCGGCCAGCAGGAGGGCGCCGGCGAGCTCGCGGCGCAGCGCCAGACGCTCAACGCGGATGCGAATCAGCAGGCGATGGCGCGAATGGCGCGCGGCCCGAACGCGTCGATGGCGTATCGCAACGCGGCGAACAACACCGCGGGACTCGGTATCAACGGCGCCGGACAGGCGCAGCAGGCCGCGTTGCAAGACCAGATGAACGCGCAAGGGCTGCTCTCGTCGGCGCTCGGGCAAGGGCGCTCGCAAGATCAACAGCTCTCGCTCGCGAATCAGCAGGCGCAGCTGCAGCAGGGCAATTTGAACCTCGGCTACCTCAGCCAGCTCACCGGCATGGATCAGGCGCAGCTCGCCGCCGCAGTCGCCGCGAAGCAGTCGTCGAACCAGCTCGCTGGCGGCCTGATGAACACCGCAGGACAGCTCGCGGGCGCCGGCATCATGTACAGCGACGAGCGGCTCAAGACCGGCGTGCGCGACGCCGGCGGCGAGATGGACGCGCTGCTCGATGCGCTCCACCCCAAGACGTACCGCTACAAGGACAAGCGCCACGGCGCGGGACCGCGCGCGGGCATCCTGGCGCAGGATCTCGAGCGGAGCGTCGCCGGCCGCCGCATCGTCAAGGACGGCCCGGAGGGCAAGGCACTCGACGTCCACATGGCGGTGTCCGCGGCCCTCGCCGGCGCGGCGCGGCTCAACGAGCGCGTGCGCAAGCTCGAGGGCGCGCGCTGATCATGGCGGACTACGGTGACCTCGCGCCTCAGACGTCGCCGTACGGACAGACGTTCTTTGCGCCGAGCGGCCTGCTCGCGCCGCCGATCGATCCTTCGGCGCCGACAGGCGCCCCGATGCCGAGCTCGCCGGCCGACCAGGGATGGCAGCCGCCGACCGGCTACGCGGACCTGTGGTCGCAAGCCGCGGGCGTCCCGCTCGGATCGCCGACCGGCGCGCCGGCCGCTGGTGCCATCGCGCCGCCGCTGCAGTCGCCCGCGCAGCCTTCGGCCGGCGTCACGCCGCAGACCGCGGCCGCGCTCGCTACGAACTCGCCGAGTGGCCCGGCGGCGATTCCGTTGCAGCCGTCGCCCGCGATGGGAGCGGCGCTCGCGAAGATCAACGGCGCGCCAGCGGCCGCAGCAACCAGCACGTCGCTCGCGGGCGCCGTCCCGCCGCTGCCCTCGCTCGCGCAGACGTCTGCGCTCGCGCAGGACGCCATCAAGGACCAGTCGAAGGCGAACGAGCTCCAAACGCAGGCCCAGGTCGACGCAGCGAACGCCGAGCAAGCGGCGCGCGTGCAGGGTTCCGCCGAGCAAGACCGGCTCGTCGCGCAGCAGCAGGCCGACCAGGCCGAGCGCCTTCGTCAGCGCGCGATCGTCGACGCGCACGTGCAGCAACTGCAGAAGGAAGCCGACGACTACCGCATCGACCCGAACAAGGACTTCAGCGGTAGCGCGAAGGTCGGCTCACTGATCGCGATGGCGCTATCGGGCATCGGCAACTCGATCGCCGGTCGCGGCGACCAGCCGAATCCCGTGCTGCAGATGATCCAGCAGCACATCAAGGACAGCGTCGACCGCCAGATGGACCAGCGCGCGCAGCTGCAGAAGAAAGCGGACCGCGGCGTCACCGCGCTCGATCGCTTCGACCAGTTCAGCAAGGACCGCGACGCTCAGTCGCTCGCGATGCAGGGCCAAGCGCTCCAGCGCACCGCGCGCCAGGTCGAGCTCGCGGCCGGACAATACGTCGCGCCGCAAGCGCGCGCGAACGGCATGAAGACGGCCGCCGACCTGAAGGCGCTCTCGGCGCAAAAGTTCCAAGAGGCCGGCGACAAGGCGTTCGACCAGAAGATCAAGCAGCAGGAGCAGGACACCGCGCGCGCGCACGTTGGCGTCGCCTATGCCGGCCTCGCTGAAACGAAGCGGCACGCACTCGTCGAGGAAAAGCACTCCGAGGACGTTCTCGCCTACCAGAAGCAGAAGGACGCGGACGACAACGCGACGAAGCTGCTCGAGCATCAGCTCACGGGCAAGGGCGGCGCCGCCGCGCAGCAGCTCGCAGCCGAGAAGGACGTGCGCGAGACCGGCATCCACGACCCTACGACCGGCGCGTACCTGCAGACGCCCGAAGCGAAGGCCTACGCCGACAAGGCGACAGCATACGCGACGCAAGCCGCGACGACGACGGACCCGAAGGCGAAGCAGGCGCTGCTCGACCAAGCGCAGCAGTACAAGGACGCGTCGACGCAGGCCATCGCGAAGGCGGCTGACAAGGAGGACCGTCCGAAGATCGAAGAGAAGATGGCGGGCGCGCAGCAGATGGTGGACGCCGTCGGCGAGATGAAGCGCCTCATCAACCGTGACCCGTCGGGTTCGGATCGCGACGCGTGGCAGCGCATCGGCACGATGTGGAACCAGGCGAAGATCACGTACGGCAAGTCCGAGGGCGGCCGGCTCAACGACAAAGAGCAGGAGCTACTCGACAAGGTCTTTGGCCCGGACCCCGGCGACCTCACCACGCGCGAGTTCAGCAAGGAGAAGCTGCTCACCGCGCTCGACACCGTGCAGAACGACACGACGAGCCAGACCTCGACGTACCTCAAGGGCAAGGGCATCCACTGGATGCCGCGCACGCTCGCCGTCGACGAGAAGGGCCTCGCGCCGATTGACGAGCTTCAGCAGGAGAAGACGCCCCTCGAGCGCGCCGCGGGCACCGAGCGCGGCGCGGCCGGCAAGATCATCAGCGGCGACCTCATCCCGGGGCCGGGTGGCAACACGGCAGAGGACAACCGCAAGCAGCGCGCCGAGAACACGGGCACGCCGAGCGGCCTCTCGACGACGCAGCAGCAGGTGCTGGACGGGATGATCGCGCGCGCGCGCAAGAACGGGCCGACGAGCGACGACTACCAGCAGCTGGTGCTTGCTGCGACCGACCAGAGCCGCCCGACGCTCGCGAGCGGTGTGCTCTCGACCCTGCGCGGCGACGCGCCGGACATCTACGCGGACGCGGTCAAGCAGCTCCCATCGGAGCAGCAGCAGCTCGCGACCACCGCAGGCAAGCTCGCGGCGCACGTGACCGCCGAGCACGCGCCCATCTCGGCGCTCGCGCGAGGCGCCATCCACGGCGACCAGGAATCCATCGACGAAATCTCGAGGCGCGCGATCGCCGGCGATCGTGATGCGCAGGTCGCGATCGCACATATCGCCGCGCTCCATCGGGGGCAGTGAGTGGGCGTTACCCTTCGCACGCCGGACGGCAAGGTCGTCACGGTCGCCGACGAGGACGCGGACCGCGCCGTCGCGCAGGGCTACAAGCCCATGGACGCGGCCGCGCAGTACGACCAGGCCGCCGTCGACGCGACAGCTGCGCAAGGGCACGCTGGCGCGAGCGGCGCCGTCAACTCGGCGCTCGGCGGCACGCTGTCAGGGCTCACGCTTGGGCTATCGGACCGAGCGATCCGCTCGCTGACGACGAAGGAAACCGCTGACACGATCGCCGCGGACCGAGCGAGCCATCCGTGGGCCGGCGGCGTCGGGACGATCGCCGGCGCGCTCGCGCCCACGCTCCTCACGGGCGGAGCGAGCGCGGGCGAATCCGCCGCGAGCGCCGGCGAGTCGCTCCTCGCGAACAGTCCGAGCGGACTGCTCTCGCGCGCGGGCGCGCACGTCACTGCGCTCGGAGAGGAGGGCGGCGCCATCAGCAAAGCGCTCGCGGGCGCGGCAGGTGGCGCCGTCGAGGGCGCCGGGCAGGCCGGCGGCGCGTACCTCTCGCAGACCGCCCTCGAGGACAAGCCCCTCAGCGCGGAGGGCTTCCTCGGCGCGATGGGTAATGGCGCGATGTTCGGCGGCGCGGCGGGCGGCGCGTTGTCCATCGGCGAGTCGACGCTGCTCAAGGCGCGCTCGCTGTTCCCGCGCTCGCAGGTGACGCGCGAGGCAGCGGACCAAGCCGAGCGTGACGCGACGTCCGCGGTCAGCGACGCACTCGACAACGGCGACGCGCTCGATCTCGCCGCGAAGCGGACGCTCCGCGAGAACCGCGCAGCGAAGGCGGCGAGCGATCTCGAGACCGCGCAGAAGCTGAACGCGCTGAAGCTCTCGCATCAGGAGGCACTCGGCGCGACCGACGTCGCCGCGCAGAAGGCGATCGCCGAGGCGAAGGCGGCGCAGATCAGCGCGAAGACCGACGCGCAGAAGAAGCTGGCCGACATCCAGATTCAGAAGGCCGAGGCCCAGCTCGCGAAGGCCAAGGCGCCGCGCCCGACGCGGAAGGCATTCGGCGGCGACAACGAGGCACCTCCGAAGCTACCCGTCAGCACGCGACGCGCGATCGACGAGCAGCTCGGCGGCGCGGCCCCAGAGGCGGCATCGGCCGCGCCCGCTGCGGAGCCGGTGAGCACTGGCAACCTCGACGACCTCAACAAGGTCGCGGCCGGCGGCCCGCTGCCGGCGCCGACGGAATCGGCGGCCTCGAGTGCACCGGACGCGCTGCCAATAACACTCATGGACCCGAGCGACGAAAGCATCACAAAATGGAATGAGCCAACGAGCGAGGCGCAGGTTGATCGTCTTGCCGATGACATGAAGGACCAGGGGTGGGTTGGAGATCCACTCGTCGTCGTAAAAGATAGATATGGCGGATACCGGGCGCTCACCGGATCCCATCGCCTCGCGGCAGCAGAGACCGCGGGCATCAAGGTCCCAGTTGTTGAAATGGATTTGCCTGAAGGATGGAAGTCAACGCACGAGGGGTTGTTCAGAGATCACGAACTAATGCACAGCGCCCACGAGACGCTCGAAGCGCTCAAGGAGGACGGGGTTCCTCGTCGATACCTCGATCTAATCGACGAGGAAGTGAGCAATCGTCCGCGCACGGTCGCCGCGCCTGGCGACGACGCCCGCATCCAGCAGCTGCAGGGCACGAAGGCGGCCGTCGACAACGGCTCGTCTATCTCGGCTTTGAGCGGCGGCCGCGAGGCACGCCAGGCGCAGCAGGCGCTCGAAGATGCGCAGGACCAGGTCGTGGGCGCTGTCGACCCGCAGCACGCCAAGCTCGTCGACGCCACGAAGGAGCTCGCGGCGAGCCGCAAGGATCTCGTGCAGGCGTGGATCAAGAATGCGCGCAAGGGCGCCGCACAGGACGCCGAGGATCTCGGCTACACGACGCGCTACGAGGACTCGTTTACCGGCGGCAAGCTCGGCGAGCGCGGCATCATGCCGCGACGCACCGACCGCATCGTCGAGCCGACCGCGGTCGAATCGCAGACGGCAGCCGCTGCGCGCGAGAAGTTCCTCGCCGACTATCAGAATGAGCCCACGCTTGCCGAGAAGATCGTCAACGGCGAGGCCATCCCACCCAAGCGCATCATCAGCCAGGGAGAGACGCCGCAGGGCGAGCTCGAGGCATACACGCGCTCGGACCCGGACTCGATCATGGAGACGTCGCGCATGCAGGCGGCCGACCGCGGTCGCGACCTCGACGAGTCGATTCGCGAGGCGCTCGGCCAGAAGATCGCCGAGCCGCGCCCGTTCACCATCCGCGTCAAGGGCAAGAGCGTGCCGACCGGGCTGTCGCTCGTCGACGAGGGCGCGCAACGCGAATTCGAAGCGCTCGGCGGCACGGACGCCATCAGCGTCGCGCTGCGCAAGCGCGTCGGCGAGCATGGCTCGCTCGCGGAGGACGTCGCGATGCTCGCGCCGAAGATCTCGCGCTTCGAGAAGGCGAGCGCGGACGTGGCGGAGCTCGTGGGGCCGAACGCGCCACCCGGCGCCGTGAAGCAGGCGGCCGAATACCGCGCGGCGGTCGAAGAGCAGGCGCAACAGTCGGCGGCGACGTCGGCGCAGCACGCAGCAAGCCTCGACCGCGGACCGGCCGAGGTGCCGCAACCGGAGCCGCTGGTGAAACCGGCCGGCGCACCGAAGCTGAACAAGCCGGTCGCGTCTCCACCGCGCGGAGGCGCGCTCGAGACCGCGAAGAACATCGGCTCGGTGCTCGAGCTGATGCACAGCCTCGGCGTTCCGGGCGTGCCGAGCGTGCACGACATCCCGGTGATCGGTCCGCTCTTGTCGATGTACCTGAAGGCACGCGCGGCGTCGGCGGTGTTCCGCAAGCTCGGCGGCAAGCTGCCCGCGTCGACCGAGGCGATCGTCGCGAGCAAGGCGGCCGCGACGCGCGATCGCATGCAGGCGGCGGTCATGAAGATGCTTGACGTCGGCGCGGCCGGCGCGCGCGCGGCGCAGAAGATCGCGCCGACATCTTCCGCGCTCGCCGTTCAGCTCTTCGACGGCAAGACGCTTGCGCGCACCGCGACCGATACGCCACCGCCGAAGAACGACGACCAGCGCGAGTATCAGGACCGCATGCACGAGCTCGCGGCCGCGCAGCAGCCGGGCGCGATCGCGGATACCGTGCGCGCGCGCGTGCCGACCGGCGACGCCGCGCTACAGCAGGCCATCATCGACGCGCAGACCAGGAGGCTCGCCTTCCTGCAGGACAAGGCACCGAAGGCCACGCTGCCCCCGACCCTGCTCCGCGCCGGAGCGACGTGGACGCCGACGAAGGCGCAGCTCGATACGTGGGGGCGTTACATCGCCGCCGCCGAAGACCCCGCGAGCGTGCTCGAGCAGCTCGCCGACGGCGGCCGCGTGACGATGGAGGGCGCGGAGACGCTGCGCACGGTCTATCCGACGCTCTATCGCGAGGCGCAGATGACGCTGCTCAAGGCCGCGCCCGAGATGCAGGCGCAGCTGCCCTACGCGCGCCGCGTTTCGCTGTCCATCATGTTCCAGGTGCCTGTCGACGGCACGATGACGCCGAGCTTCGTTTCGTTCCTGCGCGCGGGCCAACCGCCCGCGCCTCAAGCGCCGCAGGGAGCAGCGCCGCCACCACCGACGATTTCCGGCGCCGGTGTGATGACGGGGACGCGCACCCAAACCGGGCTGGATCGAAGAGCAGGAGCATAGCCATGGAACTTCCACACCCGGGCAACAGACTCGCGCCGGCCAAAACCGCGACCACGGGCGTCCGCATCGAGACCGAGCCGACGGGCTGCCTGCTCGCCGCGAACACCACCTACTTCTTTACCGGCGACGCGCGGGGCGCGCTCATCACGAGCTTCGGCATCAAGTGGGACGCCGCGCTCATCGCCGTCATCTCGATCGAAGACACGAACTTCGACGTCGACATCGTGACGGACTACGACGCGACGGCTGGCAACGGTTGGGTCGGCGAGGTCCCGGCCCCGTATCCGATCGCGCCCGGTGGCAGCGGCGCGCTCGCGTCCGGTGTCATCACGCTTGCCGGCGGCAACGCCGGCGCGGCGCTCGCCCATCTCTCAGGGCTCGGTAGCCGTCGGCAGCGCGTCAAGGTCGTGGTCGGCGGCACTGGCGGCCGGCTGGCGATCGCGCCGCACGGCAAGGCATGAGCTTGGCGCGTCTGGCCACGTCGGCGCCGTTGCAGCCTCGCACGACGCGTCTATACCCTCGCCTCGTCGTGGGCAGCTTCCACCTCCTTTCGCTCGTCGGAGACGGTCTCGCCATGCGCGAGTGACCGACGACAAGCCGCCGCGCCCGTATCGGAGCGCTACCGCCCTTGGCCTCGAGAGCCGGAAGCCGGACCGCGCGGGTACGCAGAGCGACGGCACGCCGCGCGCGGTCGACAACGACAAGACGCCGCCGCCGGCGCGCGTGCCCGATGACGTCAGCGCGATGACCCTCGCCGAGCGAGTAACCACGGCGCTCGAAGTCGGCGCGCAGAACTCGCGCGCCATCGCCTACGAGCAGGACCAGCGCAACGAGGCACGGCGACACGGCGAGGCCATCGCGACGCTGACGAAGACGATGGAACGCATCGAGCCCGCGCTTGTCAAGGCGCACGAGACCGCTGCGCTCGCTGACGACATGCGTCGCGATGTCCGCGACACCAAGGCGAACGTCATGTCGCTGATCGAATCGCAGGCGCGCGACGACGAGCGCCACAAGGCTTCCGTCGAGCAGTTCGATCGTGTGCTCAAGAGCATCGGCGCGGTCGACGCCAGCGCGCGCAAGAGCGAAGCGGCCGTCGGCGTGCTCGCGGCGCGCGCTGACGGGTACGACAAGCTTCACGCCGAATCGCAGGCGAAGCACGCGTCGACCGACACGAAGCTCGCCGCGCTCGACAAGCGCCACGCGATTACGCGCGCGCGTCTCGGCCGCGGCGACAAGGCGCTCGTCGGCGGCCTCGGCGCCACCGCCGGCGTCATCGGCCACTACGTCTCCGACCTCTTCACCTGGCTCGCTTCCCACTTCCACTGAGGACCACCATGCTCAAGTCGCAGCTCCGCTTCGCCATCATCATCGGTTTCTTCATCGGCCTCGTATTCCCGACGCGCATGCTCACCGACGCGCTCGCGGACGACGCTGGCGTCACGTCGGCGGCCGTAGGCAGCGGCATCAGTGCGAGCGGCTCAGCGGCGGCGCCAGTCATCGTCGTTCCCGTGCCACCTGCCCTCGTGGACCCCGTCGCCCGGCCCACGCAGGCGCTCTCGCAGGTCGAGGACCTCTACCACTCGGGGCTCCTCGTCGACGCCGGCATCTTACTCGCGTTCTTCGCGCTGACCATCGCCGCGAAGAAGGTGCCGTGGCTCGAGCAGGACCACCGAGCGGTGTACGTAACAGCGCTCCTCGGAGGCCTCGCGCTGCTCGCGGTGCCGGCGGCGAGCGGACAGACGCCGAACCTGACGATGGACCTGACGGCGCTCACGACCGTCATCAGCCTCGCGATCAACCCGAAGCCCAAGGCGTCGTGATCGTCCGCGCCCTCATCAAGCTCGTCCTCGTCCTCGCGGTCATCCGCTGGACGTTCCGCCGTCGTCACCCCTCTCCACGAAAGGTCTGATCCCATGCGCTCCGTCGTCTCTCGAATCGCTGTTCTTTTCCTCGTCGTGCTCGTCGCGTGCGGCTCGTCCGCATCGCAACGCGCTTCCACCATCTCGGCCGCGCTCGTCACGGTCGACGCCGCGCGCGATGGCTTCGTGGCGTACGACGCCGCGCACCAGGCGCAGATCGTCGATGCCGCCACGAGCGGCTCCGGCGCGCGCGCCGAGCTCGCGACGTACCGCCAGGCGCGCGACGCCGCGACCGGCCCGACCGGGCTGCTCACGACCGCCTACCGCGCGATCGCCGCGGCCGCGACGGTCAGCGACGCGCCTTCGCTCACCACCATGCAGAGCGCGATCGCGCAGCTGCTCACCGCCATCAAGCCCTACCTCGGAAAGTGAAGGAGCCCGTCATGTCCATCCGCTGCAAGTTTCAGCTCTCGTCGATCACCGAGTCCGCGTGGAGCCCGACGTCCAAGCAGCTCAAGTTCACCACGCAGTACGACCAGACGATCCCCGAGGACCAGCGGTTCGCGAAGGCGACACCGACCGGGACGTTCGAGATGACCGTCGACAACCCGGCCGCGCTCGAGCAGCTGAAGCTCGGCGACTCCTACTACTTCGACCTCACGCCGGTGGTGGCGAAGTGACCACGTTCGCCACGCTGGAGGCGGACGCCGTCAAGTACGGCCCGACCGCCCTCCAGGCCGCGAGCATCGCGCTCGCCATCATCGGCGTGGGCGGCGCACCCGCCGCGGTGCTCGCCGGCGTCGAGGCCGTGCTCAAGGCGCTGACCGCCGGCGTCGCCGCGGGCACGTCGCCGAGCGACATCTCGACCGAGCTCGGCAAGCTCGGGCCCGACCTCGGCATGAACGACAACGCGGCCGACAAGGCCGTCGACGACAAGTTCGGCGTATGACAGACCCGCTCTTCGTCGACTGCTACCAGGGCGACGGCCCGAAGGACTGGACGGCGCTCGCCGTAGCCGGCGCGCCGTGGCACGGCGTCATCCTCAAGGCAACGCAGGGCACCTACTACAACCCGCGCGCCTGGTACCTCGGCGAGATGGCCAAGGTCGCTGCGGTGCCTTCGGAGCGCAAAGGCGTCGATTGGTTCTTCGGCGCGTACCACTACCTCGACATGAGCCAGGACGGCGCCGCGCAAGCGGACTTCTACCTTTCCTGCGCTGGCGACGATTTCTCGCAGCCCGGCGCACTGTGGCCGATCGTGGACGTCGAGCGCGGCGGCCAGCGCGCGCCGTCGCTGACGAAGCAGCGGGTCATCGACACGACGAGCGCATTCGCGGCGCGCATCCTCGCGGTGACCGGCAAGACGCCGACGCTCTACGGCGGCTCGCTGCTCGCCGACCTCGGCATCACCGACCACATGGGCTGCGGCCGGCTGTGGATCGCCCGCTACACGCCCACGCTGCCGCACGACGTGATCTCGCGCATCGGCTGGAGCGAGCCGTGGCTGTGGCAGTACTGCGGCGACGGCGAGGCCTCGCTCGCGGGCTACCCGAACCAGGCGCCCGGCTGCGGCAAGGTCGACATCAGCGTGCTCACGCGCGCCGGCGGGATCGCGGGCCTCGTGCATGACCTCGCGAGCAGTGCGTGAGTTTCGAGACAACCGAGACCGAGCGCCTGGAAGCGTTGATCGATCGAGAGGTCGCTCGCGTCGACAGTTTGGAGCGCCAGGTCGCCGAGATGCGCGTCGCGATCCTCGACCTCGCGATGCGACTAGAGCGCTCACTCACGAGGCGACCGTGAGCGAGCGCCGCTTCCGTATCATGGACGGCAGTCCGTCTGTCCCGTGGCGGCTCGTCGAGCCGCACGAAGCGCAGGCCATCAAGAACCACGACCAGTCACTCGAACGCCTGAACGAGCGCGGCGGTCTCTCGGCTGGCGAGTTGTGGTGCGTCGTACACGGGCTCAACTGGCGCGAACAACCAGGCACCGAAGCGTTGGCTGCACGCATCCGCAGCGGCGAGTGGCAGCGCTGACGTGTGCCCGCACGGCCTGCATAGCGTCGCCGCGTCGTGCAGCCAGTGCATGGGCGCCACGCCGCGTCGCGTGACGCTCGCCGACGGCCTCGCGACGATCGACGGCGGCGAGCAGCGGGCCGCGCAGCCGCAGACGTGGAGTCCGGCAACGAGGCGTCAGCAGGCGAAGGGTGGGCGACGATGACATCAGACGGCGCACTGCTAGCACTGATCGTAGATGACGGATATGCGATGAGGCTGCTCGCCGCATGGGGCGCGCTCGCGCCCAGACTCTCCGACATCGACGACCCTATTACCTTGGCGGCGCTCGCCGAGCTCGCGCCTGGCAATGTCGCGAAGACTCTCATTAGATTGCGTGCGGCGCGGGCGATCGTGGACGGTGGCATTTCCGATCTCGCCGACAAGGCGCTGCAGGCGCGCGTTTCCATTTCTCTCGGTCAAAAGAAGAAAAAATGATCCGCTACGAACGTCGCGATATTTCCGACCTGCGTCCTGATCCGGCAAATCCGCGCACGATCACGCAGGCGGCCAGCAAGGCGTTGCGCGCATCGCTGAAGCGCTTCGGTCTTGTTCAGCCCGTGATCGTCAACGAGCGCACAGGAAATGTGGTCGGCGGGCACCAACGCGTAGCGGCCGCTCGCGCCAATGGCGAGACGGAGATCGATGTCGCGGTAGGAGATTGGTCGCCAGCTGACGAGAGGGCGCTCAACGTGACGCTCAACAACCTCGCAGCGCAAGGTACGTTCGAGGGCGTCGCGAGTTATCTGAGCGGCGTCGACATGGGGCTCGCGACGCTGAAGGAGTTGCGTCTCGATGTGCTCGTGCTCGGCGATGATGGTGACGAGAAGAAATCGACGAGCGATCGTCAACTCGAATACCGCGTGGTCATCTCGTGCGTCGACGAAACGCATCAGGCGGAGTTGCTGGAACGATTCGACGCAGAGGGCCTTAGCGCGAAGCCGCTGATCGTATGAGAGTTGATGTCACGGTCAGCGTCGAGCAGTCGGCGACGGCGCGCATGCGTCAGGTGTCGGCCATGTTCGATGCTCCTATCGCCAAGAAAGCGGCTCGAACGTGGTCCGGCGAAGTGCCGATCGAAGATCGGCCGTGGTCGATCGGTCTCGTCGTTGGTCCGAGCGGCGCAGGCAAGAGCACGGTGGCGCGACAGATGTTCGGCGAGTCGCACACGACCGCATGGGATCAGCGAAGCGTTGTCGACAACTTCCCTCGCGAGATGTCGATTGAGACGATAAGCACGGCGCTTTCAGCGGTCGGCTTCAATACGATCCCAGCATGGGTTCGTCCGTACGGCACGCTGTCCAACGGCGAGAAGTTCCGCTGTGACCTGGCGCGGACAATCGTCGCCGAGCAATCTCTCGTATGGGTTGACGAATTCACGAGCGTCGTCGATCGACAAGTCGCCAAGATTGGCTCCCACGCACTCGCGCGCTACGTCCGATCGCAGCCGGGCCGGCGTTTCGTCGCGGTCGGCTGTCACTACGACGTGATCGATTGGTTGCAGCCAGACTGGATCCTAGAGCCGGCGGACATGGCGTTCGCATGGAGGTCGGTTCAACGTCGACCCGAGATCCGAGGCGATATCCGACGAGCGCCCCGGTCGCTCTGGCGTCTGTTCGCTCCCTATCACTATATGAGCGCGGACTTGTCAGCGAGCGCGAGATGCTTCGCGGTCTACGTCGATGATCGACCGATCGCGTTCTGCGGCGTGCTGCCATTGCCGGTATCTCGCGGATCACGAGCAGGAACGGCGATCGATCGCGTGTCTCGCGTCGTCGTGCTGCCCGACTGGCAAGGCTGCGGCGTCGTGTTTCGACTGCTCGAATCTCTCGGCGCCGCCTATCTGGCCGTCGGGCGTCGCTTCCGCAACTATCCAGCGCACCCAGCGTTCATTCGCGCGCACCAACGCAAGGCGTGCTGGCGTGAGACAAACACGGCAAGTCAAGGCAGCAGCAGCAGCAGCAGCGGAATCGGATCGGCTGGGGGGCGCAACTGCGCCGTCTTCGAGTACGTCGGCGCTGCGATGGATCGACGTCAGGCGGAGCGACTGCTCGCGCTAGGCTGAAAGTCAGCCCATCGAATCCGCCACAGGAGTTTCGGCGCCTTCATCTTGCGGAGCCGCAGACGCAGATCGCCGAGCGTCGCGAAGCCGTCGAGCACGGCGTCCTCGTGGGTTAGGTCGCAAGCGGCTACATGATCAATCGCAACGATCTGCGAGTGTCCGAATACAGCGCCCGGCGAATAGCCGTTTTGCAACGTGAGTCGCGAGCCGATCGTCGCTCCGCGAGCGAGCTTCGCGCGCAGCGTCTGAGACTTGCGTCCGGCGAGGATCGCGTCGCGAAGATCGCGCGTGAATTGTAGGGCCGGCATCAAATTGTCACCTTGCGCGCCGCGACCAATTCGCCACGCTTGTCGATGCTGTCGTCGTAGTCGATTTCGATCGTGTCGCCGCGCGCGCACTCGGACAGATCGGCGCCGACGCGGCCGAGGTATCGGATCTCGCCGATCGGCGTGTGGCCGTAGACCTGGTCGCCGTCACCGCGGACGCTCGTGACGAGGTAGCGGACGGTCGCGGTCATCCGAGCCACTCCCTCAGGCCGTCGACCGTCAGCGCGTACGCGGTCGGCGCGCGACGCGATGGGTTGATCCGGTCGCCCTCGCTCTCCTTGAGCGGCGCCCCGAGCACGTCAAGGTCGTGGACGATCCGATAGACCTTGCGCCAGTGGATTCCGGTCGACTCCGCGACCTGCAGCACGGTCACCGGACCGCGACGGAGCGCGCGCAGCACGGCGATCGTGTCTCCAACGCGCGAGTCGGAGTGCGAGGTGTTGATCGGCACCTAGCGCGCCGCGTCCCGTCCGTCGGCGTACCACTGACCGTCGCGAGCGAAGCCAGCGCCGCCGATCGTGCACGGCCAGCGGAGCGAAAGCCACGTTGCGAGTTCTGCGGCGGAGACCACGCACGCGCCGACCTCGCCGGGGCGATCGAGCTTGGCGTCCCACGCCACGTGCACGTCGTCGCTGTAGTAGTCCTCGTCCTCGCTGTCGGGGTTACCAACGACCGTGGAGACGAGGATCGTGCCGCCGTCGTAGACGTAGCTATCGGTCTCGATTACCTCAGCGCCGTCGAGCAGACGCTCCAAGCGGTTGACCGCGGCGTCCGCTGGAGTAGCGATCGTCGCGATGTCGGCGTTCGGGTGCTCGGCGCACACGTTATCGCCTTCGACCTGGGCTCCGCATTCCGAGCAGTGGCTAGACACGGTGTTGATTGTCGACATGTGACAAGTATAAGCATCGCGGGGACGGGCGCAAGGGTTATTTGTCTGAATTCGACAAGAATAGTAAGTGCAGGCCGGCCCGGGCATCAGCGCTGCTCCGACTTTTCAATGGGGCCGGCCGAGGGCGAGGTGCTAGGGATTTGAACCGCCGACTGTCACACCGGCGGCACACGCATTCAGACCGCGCGCAGCAACCTCTTGCGTGGACTCGGCTTTGGAGCACGAGACGCCAGGCCTGAAAATCCGCGTGTCGGCGGTTCAACTCCGTCCCTGGGCACTTCTTTCTCCGTCGAAGCGAACGATTCTTCGACGGAATTCCGGATCGATGGCGGCGAGGCGCTCGTGCCACCAGCGCCACCAGCGCCAGCGTTTGGTACAGCGCGCGACACACCGGCGTCACAGGGCAGGGCTTCGACGCCGGGCAGCCGCAAGATCGCCCGCGACAGCGTGCTCTCGTCGAGCTGTCCGTACACGAGGTCGACCATCCGCGTCGACGAGTGCCCGAGCAAGCGGGACACCACGAGCAGCGACTCGCCGGCCTGCACGAGCCACGAGGCGAACGTGCGGCGCAGGTCGTTCGGCGTGCACCGCGGCACGCCAGCGCGCTTGCACGCGGCGGGCATGTCGCGCCCGACGTTGGCCCACGGCTCGAGCACGCGGCCATCCCAGCCCGCGCGCTCGCCGAACGATTCGAGCCACGGGCGCAGCACGGGGTGGATCGCGATGGCTCGCGGCTTGGTCTTGCCCTTGGGCACGCGCAGGGCGCCACGGCCGAGATCCACATCCGTCCATGCCAGCGCCTCGAGCTCGCCACGGCGCGGGCTCGCGAGGGCGATCAGGAGGCAGTACAGCGTACGGCGGGCGAGACGTTCCTCGCGGTCAGCGAGCGTCTTGGCCTTCGCGCGAATGGGCGCGGGGGGCAACAGGTGGTCGATCATCCGCACGAACTGGTCGGGAGTCAGATATTCGGCGCGCGGTGTGTAGCCCGCGTGGAACTTCGGCACGACGCTCGGATCTCCTCCACGCTCGCGCTCCTTTGCACTCGCCAGCGCGCCACGGAGCACGACCAACTCCTTGTGGACCGAGTGCCGGTGCGAGCCCTCGCCGAGCCGCGTCGCGATGTAGCGCTCGATCGATTCGAGCTTGAGAGCGCCGATCGGCGTCGCGCCGAGAAGCCGCGAAACGTGCCGCGACTTCTGGCGGTAGCAGCTGATCGTGCCGTCGGGCTTCCCAGCGCACGCGACGTCGACGAAGTAGGTCAGGGCAGCGTCGAGCGCTTCGGTTTCGTGCGCGGGACGATCGGTCGTAGCCATTTCGAGCTCGCGGAGCCGAACGCGGGCAACCTTGCTGTCGCTGGTGCGGGTCGAGCAGCGGCGCCTCCGCCCAGCGCGATCGAAGTAGTCCGCGTACCAGGTCCCGCCGCGGTTGTAGAGCTTTCCCATGTTGGCTCCTGCATTTTGCTCTCGACGTAGCGATCCACGGCCGGCTCGGGCACGAGAATGCGACCGGCGATCTCGACGTGCATCATTTCGCGCGCGACGCGGTAGGCGGATCGCTTCGAGATGCGGAGGCGGTCCGCGAGCTCGGCGATCGTCAGCAGCTTGGCTTTCGAGATCGGGCTCACGCAGCGGTCTCCACGTCGACCGACCACTCCCACCGCATCTTGGTCTGTGTCGGCGCGCGATCGACCCGCGGCCTCGCGGTGCGCGACCACGAGCCGCCACCAGCCTCGCCGACGAGCCGAGCGTTGCTAGCCCGCAATGACACCCCCCCCCTCCGAAGGAAGAGTGTACGTGACGAGGCGTCGGTAGCCCATCGCGCGCGCGGCGCGCCAGCACGCGCCGTAGAGCAGCGAGCAGCCGTTGCCGATCGCGGGCAGCACGCACACGCGCGTGATCTCAGCGGTCCATCCGTCGGCGAGGTTGCGCGCGACCGGCCGACCGACGGTGGCCACGCCGACGATGCGCACAGGATCGATCGCGGGGAACTCACCGCACGCTAGCGCGAAGATGGCGCCGCGCGGCGCTGGATGGTGACGGTGGTGCAGCGCGACGAACGCCGATGCGTCTCGAATCGAGACAGGGACGACTTCGAGAATCGGGCGCGTCACGGCGCTACCCTCGCGGCGCGCTTGCGCACCTGTTCGTGCTTGCGCCATCGGATCCACTGCGCGGCGTGTGCGCGTGCCGGGAACGACGCCATCAGCAGCGCCGAGCCCTGGCCGCTCCGGTCGGATGACTCGACGCGCCATACGTCGAACGTCGTCCACGATCCGTACGCATGACCGTCACGCACGACCTCGCGGCGCTCGACGAAGTACTCGCCTCGCGCACACGGCATGCGACCGTGCTTCCAACGCGTCATCCGCCACCATCCTCTGCGCGCCGGCGCTCGATGCAGTCACCACACAGATCGCCAACCGGCTCACCGGCCAGCGCATGGAAGTACCGCAGCCCCGCGCGCGCGTCGGGCTCGCACACGACGCGCATCGAGTGAAAGACCGCCTGCCTGCCGCAGCACTGGCAGGTGAGGAGCGTGCCCGAGCGGTAGCGCAGGAACTCGCCGGGCTGCGTTCGCACGCGCTCGCCGTCGACGGTCACGAAGCCTGCGCGATCGACGGCGTGATCGACCGTCGGAATCTCGGCGTACATCATGGCTCGTCCTTGACGACCGTCAGCCGCGGCGGATGCCTGAGCGGCGCGTCCTTGCTGTCTTCGCCGCGCGACAGCCGATCGACCACCCCGAGCACCCGGTGCGCGAGCGCATCGCCCGACTCGCGCAACTGCCGCTCGTCGCGAGCCGCTTCGAGATCGAGGCGTGCGCGAGCGACAGCGGTAGCAAGCTCGGCCTGGCGCTCGCGCAGTTCGCGCGCGGCGATGCACGCGTCGCAGTAGACGAGCTTGCCCTCGCAGGTACAGAGCGACGCGGTCACGAGACCTCCGATGTCTGCTCGTGCCCGGCGCGCGCGAACCACGTCTTGTGCGGCACGACCTCGCCGTCGACGAGGAATCCCCAGTCCTGCACGCGCTCGCCGACGATGCCGACGGTCCACGTGTCGGGGAAGACGGTGCGCACGCGATGGAACGTCGACGCTTCGATCGCGTTGACGTCGCCCGGCGCGAGCACGCGCGTGACGATACGTCCGCCGACGAGCCGCTCCTCGACGTAGCCGCCGCTGACGATGAGGAACTTCGCCCAAGCCCACGGGTGGTTGTGCATGTGGCGGTCGGCGTCCTCGCGCCAGATGCGGTGCACGAGCGGACGAGCGCCAAGCATGCGCGGCAAGATCGTGCGGCTCAGGTAGAGCGAATCGTCGAGTCCGCGGATGTGGTAGGTCCACGCGTTCGAGTTCTGCGGCAGCTCGGCGCAGAACGCGGAGAGTGCGGCGAGCAGTGGGCGGGCGATGCGCGGCTCGTAGCGGATCGTCATCAGCGCCGCGCGCGCGACCGCCTTGGCCAGCTGCGGCGGCACGCTGTTCCCGACGCACTTGGTCTGCGCGGTCTTCGTCATTTCAGCGCTCCATGCGCGGCGATCGCCGCCTTGATGAACTCGGCCGCGACTTGCGGGACGATGGCGTTGCCGAATCCGGCGAGCGCGCCGGTTCGGTTGTACCAATGCTCTTCTTCGACCTCGGCGCCGGCCTGTTCGACGGCGCGGCGAACAACCACTCGACCGGATACCCCATGAGCCAACGGGAATGCGCCGGGTTCAACTGGCCGCGAGACTCCGTCGGTGCACGGGAGCCAGTCGCAGGGCTGCCAAGGATCGAGTGCGCCTTGCGAAGCATCTCGTTCCCCTCGTGTCCGCGTCGATGGCCGCCGCTCGTCGTCTTGGTTGCGCTGTTCGCGTCGTACCCGGACGCTGCCTGACCGGCCTGCGGCGTCGGCCATGGCGCTGTCGTCGAGAAGGAAGTTGGGGTGAGGTTCGTCGAATGGGACGTCACGATCGTCGATTCGTTCCGGGCTGCGTGTGCCTGGTCTCCCAGGTTCGACCGTCGTCCGTCCATGTGAGCCACTCCTCCACCCCTCGTTGCGTCGTTGCTCTTCGGCGTTGCCCAACCGCTCGCGGTGCTCGTCGGTCCAATCGCATCCGGGATCGGTGCAGTAGTCTCCACCTTCGCAGCCACAGCGAGGCTCGCTTGCAATGACAGGCTCGTCAGCGACTCGCCGAGGTTCGCGCCCTTCGCCTTCGCGCGACGCTTGCGCATCAGGAAGCCCTCCGCAGTCCCGCCAGCTTCGCGAGCTGCTGGAGTGCTCCAACTGGATCGTGAGCTTGGCTGCCCCCCCAATTTCAGGGCCGGACGATCGTGATTGCCCTGGCTGTACGCGTAGTCGCTCCCCTTCGCGTCGTTCACCACCGGCGAAGGCCACGAAGAAAAGGCGCTGACGGATGTGCGGCGCGCCGACGCTCGCAGCGCACAGATCCGATGCCCCGAAGGCGTAACCGCGTCCTTCCAGATCAGATCGAACAAGATCGAGCCAGTCGAGGCCAAGGCGACTCGCAACCTGCTCTCCAAAGATGACTGGAGGCATGCACTCGCGGATGAGCTCGAACCATGCTGGCCAAAGATGTCGAGGGTCGCGTGCTCCGAGCCTCTTCCCGGCGTCGCTGAGCCCTTGGCACGGACAAGACCCGGTCCAGACGTCGGCATCGTCGGGAACGCCGGCGAGACGGAGCGCGAGGCTCCATCCGCCGATGCCGGCAAAGAAATGGCGCTGCCCGCGACCGCGAACGTCAGCTGGCTTGAGGTCGACGACGCTTCGGCGGTCGACCGCGCCGCTCGCGATGCTGCGCTGGCGGATGAGGTTCTCGAGCCATGCGGAGGCGTACGGATCGATTTCGTTGTAGAGCGCATTCACGCGACTCCCCACTGCGCAGCGTTCATCTCGCTGCGATGTTCTTCGGCATGCGCCGCGCGCGTCATCGCCTGCAAGTTGTCGAGCGCGTCGTTCTCGCTGTTGCGGTCCTTGTGGTGCACGACGGAACCACGCGGCAACGAGCCGTTCGCCTCGACGCCGGGTCCCTTGCCGGTCGCGTCATGGCGAAGCCCCCACCACACGCCCATCGGATCGATGACGGCGAAGCGGAGGCCGGCCGTCGCGAACTCCTCGACGAGCACGCTCGCGAAGTTCGTCTTGCCCATGCCCTTGCCGCCGTACACGACGAGCGTCGAGGTAACGGCGTCGACAGGCAGTGTCAGCGTCGCGGAGACGTGGAGCCCCTTCGCTCTCATCGGCTCTTCCGCCACTGCGCGGCCTGCGGGCACTTCGCGAAGTGCGACGTGTAGCGCTGCTCGGGCTCGGCAAACATGTCGGCCTGTCCGCCCTTCTCGACGCGAACCGCGGCGCCGTTGCGGAGCACCCAGTCGCCCGCGTCGTCGACTTCGTACGGCGCGAGCTTGCCGGTCGTCGGGTTGCCCGCGAACACAATAAGCGCCTTGCACGACTTGCACGCGACGGGCGCGCCGACGCCGCGATGGAGAACGTGCGCCGAATCAACCACGGCTCGCCTCCAGCCACGCGCCGAGCTGCTCGTGCAGCTGCTTGACCTCTTGCTCGCCAAGCATGAATCCGCCATCGATCGGCAGATGCATCACGAGCCCGACGCCGCGGATGCGCAGTCCCATCGCGCGCCCTGCGTTGAGCTCGGCGCCGATCTCGTCAGGAAGCAAGGCCACCTCGAGCGCAACGTGGTCGGGGCCGAGGCCGTCGCGGTCGAAGTAGAGCGCTGGGATCGGCGCGTTCTTGGTGGTGGTCATGGATGTCCTTCCGCCGCGGCACCGGGGCTCGAACCCGTCGACCCCGACCTTCACGGGGTGCTGCGAAGGCCACCGCATCCGGGTACGAATCGGATGCGAGGGCTGATTTCGTTTGGTCTAACGAACGTGTCTTGGTGCGCTGGCCGGATCGCGGGGAAGCGAGAGCGGCTGCGGGCGTTACCCGCTGGCGCGCATAGGCCGCCTCCTTGGTTGTCCTTGCGGAAGCGCGGCGATCAGAACGGGATGTCGTCGTCCGGCGGCGCGTTCGGATGACGCTGCTGCGCTCGGCCGCCGTTCGGCTGTTGCGGTTGCGGCTGCGACCACTGCGGCTGCGCCTGGCGCTGCTGCGCGGGCGGCTGGCGCGGCGCGCCGCCGCTCTGCTGTGCCGCTCGGATGGTGCCGCGCATCTGCGCCGCGAAGGCCTTGAGCCCCTGGCCGGTGAGCGGCTGCCTGAACGTCAGCCGCCCGGCGCCCGGCTTGTTGACCCACTTCACGCGGAGACGCATGTTGCCGTTGTACTCCTCGGGCTCGCACACGATCGAGACCTGCTCGGGCAGCACGCGTGCGCACGCCACATCGTCGAGCTCCTCGAGTTCGCAGAGGTCATCGCCCTTCCAGCCGAGGTGCTGGAGCGATTCGATCGTGCGCTCGGTCGTCTTGTCGGTGAAGAAGCCGAGCCACGAGATGGTCTCGCCGGCGTGCTCGGCGGGCTCGACGATCTCGAAGGCGATCGCCATCTGGTTGTTGTTGTTCTCGGAGATGCCGAAGCTGCAGAAGACGGCCTTGGCGAGGTACTTGGCGTTGACGAGCGGCAACATGAACTAGCTCTCCTTCGATTCGATGATTGCGGTGGTGGCGCGCAGTCCGGCGAGGACGCGCGTGAGCACGGAGGGGTCCGCGCTCTTGATGAGGTCGCTGATGGCGGCCCACGAGGTCGCGCGGCCGGCGGCGGTGAGGAATGGCGTGTCGCGGCTGCCCTCGGTGATGCGGTCGACTTCGGTGGCGATCCGCGCCGCCATCATCTCGACCGTCGCTTCGCGTGCGACCTCCTTGGCCTCGGCAAAGGGGCGCCACGGGTTCTCGGCGCCGAGTTCGAGCTCGCTCGGCAGCGAGAGGCGCGACTTCGCGTCCCATGCCGCCTCGCGCGCGAGCTGCACGAGACGGCGACCGCTGGTCCATCCGCGCGCGCGCTTCGTCTGCGCGGTATCGCCCTTGAGCTTTGCGGCGCCGCCGTCGAAGTGGATGAACCCGACGACGTCCGACCACTCTTTGATCTGACCCGACGCGAGGTCGTGCACGCGGAGCACGTAGCGGTCGAAGTCCTCGCCCTCGGGGTTCTTGAACGTCTTGACGTACGAGTGGCCGAGCAGCACGACCTGCACCCCGGTAGCTCGCAGCGCATCGAGCCGCGACAGGAAGCGGCGCCACTCGTCGAGCGCCGCGCGGTAGCCCTTGCCGAATCCGAAGGCCTCGATGTCGGCCTTCCCATTCTGATCGCAGACGTAGCGCTGGAGCAGGACCTCGAGCGCGTCGATGGTATCGATAACGAGCGTCGCGTAGCCGTGCGCGGGGTTCGCGATGAGGTCGTCGATCGCCGCGAGCACCTCCTCGTACGCGCGCGGGACGTGCCCGGTCGCGGCATCCTCGGGCCGGAACGGATAGCGCGCGGCCTCGATGTTGTCGGAGCCGCCCTCGACGTCGAGGAAGATCGGCGCCGGCGCATCCGCCGCGAGGCTCGACTTTCCGACGCCTTCGGGCCCGTAGAACAGGTGCCGCAGCGGGTTGCGCAGCTGGCCGCGCTTGACGAGGCCGAGCTTCGACTTCGGCGCGGCCGGCGCGCTGTTCGGTTTCGCGCCGACGGGCTTCGGGGTGGGAGTAGATGCGGACGATGCAGTAGCCATGGTGACGGTTCCTCTGGCGCCTCTTTCGCGCCGTTCGGGAGTGCTACGCGGCCAGCTCGGGGTGAGCCGGACCACGGGGGAAACGGATTTCGTCGTCGGCGCTGGCCTGGCCGGCGCAGATCGGGAAGAACGGGCAGAGCGAGCCATACGACGCGCACGCATCGGGATTGGCCGGTCTCAACCCAACGAGGTTCGCCAGCCGCTCGAGCTTGATCGTCTCGAGCAACGACGCGCGCATCTTGACGAGCTCGTCGTCGAGTCGCTGCACGTCGCCGCGGCGGTAGAAGTCGTCGGGCGCGTCGGCGATCGCGGAGGTGACACGTTCCGCAAACGCCTCGATGGTCTCGTCCTCGGCGCGCTGGTTCGCGTAGAGCTTCGGCGCCTCGGGCTTGCCGTCGGCGAGCCGCCATCCCGTACCCTGGCAGACCGAGCAATCAGCGGTGGGATCCGCGATGGACTTGCCCGTGCCCTGCTTGCCCTGGAGCGAGCCGCCGCAGATCTTGCAGCCCTTGCCGACGGTGTACTTGCGATCGGCGTCGGGCGTGGCGAGCTTGCGCTCGTGCGAGGGCCGCGTGAGGACGTCGTAGATGACGCCGGCGATCTCGTAGCCGAGCACGGTCGCGCCGTCGATGTAGATGCTGACCTGCGTATCGAGCGCGAGGCGCGCCCAGTACGCGGAACCCGGCGTCGCGTCGCTCGCGGTCGTCTTGTGCTCGAGGACGTAGACGCGGCCGTCGGTCGTGTCGCGGACGATCGCGTCGACCTTGCCGCCGATTTCATAGCCGCCGAGGTCGAAGCGGAACTCCTGCTCGACCGCGATGACCTCCCACGGCGACGCGCCCCAGCGCGCGTGATAGCCGGTGACGAGCGTCGTCAGCTTCGCGCGCTCGACGTCATCGACGCAGACGCGGAGCGCCTGGAGCGCCGCGTTGAGGCGGCCATCGAACGCGCCCTGCGCATCCGCGCCGGCGAGCTGCCACATGCGGAAGTACGCCTCGAGCGCCGCGTGCGCGAGCGTGCCGAAGCGCATCGCATTCGTCTCGGGCCCACGCAGGCCGAGCTCGTAGCGAAGCCAGTGCTTGTGCATGCACTGGCGAAACACCTTGAGCCGGCTGGATGTGTAGAGCTCGCTCACGTCGTCGCTGCCTTCGCCTGAACAGCGAGCCGCTCGGTCTCGCGCCGGACATACGCGAGGTCGCGATAGAACGATGCCCACGACAAGCCGCCGCCGAACTTGAAGTCCGTCAAGTCGGAGCGATGCGCGTAGTCGGACAGCGAAAGGTCTCCGCTGTGGTTGCAGTCGAAGCCGAGCCACCACACGTCGTCGGACTCGCCCGCCTTCGGAACGTGACAGATGGCGCCGGCGCAGCTCTCGCTGTAGGTCAGGCCGCCGTGAACAGCGGGCCACTCGTCGCGGTCCTCAGTCGGCACGACGCGGACCTCGCCGTACGGCTTGCCGTGCCACGGATGACCGGGGGGCACCGCGACGTAGCCGCACCACGCGCCGAGTGGCCCGCGATGCAGGATGCACGGGACACCGTCGCTCTCGAAGTCGACGTGGTCCGGCTCGGCGCCCCATGGGCCACGCTCGAGAAGGACGCCCATATACGACGTGCGGCCGTTCTCGCGAACAATGCGCGGATGCGTGTGCTCGTCGTCGCTCATGCGGCCCTCGCGGTCTCGGCGCGGCGCTCGGCCTGGTCGCGCGCAATGGCGCTGCGAGCTTCGTCGCGCGCAAACTTCGCGTTCCCCGAGCGCCACGCGCGAGCGATCTCGACGCGCGCGGGGTTCGTGACGGCGTACCAGTGGCCGTCGCCGTCTTTCCAGATTCGGAAGCTGTAGTTCTTCATCGCGAAGTCCTCGTGGTGTCGTCGACGTCGTCTGCGCCGCAATCGCGCGAGCAGGCGGTGACGCCGATGGATTGGTGCCAGCCGCTTGCGTCGAGCGACATGGGGCAGGTGTTGCGCGGCGCGACGACCGCGCAGCGAAGGCCGTGCGTGGTCTCGACGATCTCAACGCAATGGCCGAGGTCGAGGACGCAGAGCAGCATGCGGATGAGCGCGGCCATCACGCGCTCTCCAGCACGGTGATGACGTTGGTGGCGGCGATCTCGGCCGCCTTCGTGGCGATGTCCTGCGCGCCGTCGCGGATTCCGCGCGTCTTGAGGACGGCGGACACGCCTGCGCCGGCGGCGATCTTGATCGCCTCGCGCGGGATTGCCTTCAGGATGGCGGCCGCGAGCGCGGCGCGGTCTTCGGCGCTGTCGAGCGAGAGTGATTCGCTGCGCGCGAGCACGTGGTCGAGCCACGGCGGCACGTTCTTCATGCGGCCCTCCGCGCGCGGTTCGGCATGCGGTCACCACGCTGCGTCTCTAGGCACAGCCAGCACTTCGTCGCGCCCTCGGCCGGCGCTGGATGCTTCGGGCCGTTGATGCACTGCTTCTTCGCGCGGAGGTCGTCGCGCCGATCCTTCGCCGCCTTGCGCTTCTCTGGCGTCGAGCGGTAGATGCGACCGCTCACGACCGCCTCCGAAGGCGCGCGATCGCCGGCGCGAGGTCGAGCTTCTCGCCGGGATGCTTCGTCGCGATGCGGCGCGCGCTCGGCCCCTGCGCATGCTCGAAGTGCGACCACAGCAACGTGCAGACGCCTGCAGCGAGCAGCGACATGAGCACGGTGACGAGCACGCCGATCACGACGCGGCCCTCGCAATGACGTCGGCCGGCTCGACGATGCGCGGCCATCCGCGCTGCAGCCGCACACCCCGCGCGCGCAGCTCGTCCTCGATGCCGCGCCACACGGTAACGACGCCCTTGGCCATCGAGCGCTGGCCGATGGTGAGGTCCACGTCGTACGCGACGTCGAGCAGCACGGCGATGTCGCACGGCTTGCCATCGGCGTGCGAGAGCAGCCACTTGCGGAGCGCGCGCGCAGTCGCGGCGCCCTCGACTACCCACGGGCCCGGCGCGTCGAACCACATAGCGATCTCCGCGCTCGCCTCCGACCAGCCGCGGTGCGCTTCCGAGTCGGCGTGCATCGGCGCGTCGTACAGCTCGTGCGAGAGCGTCGTCTTGCCGACGCGCGGGCCGCCCGCGATGACCACACGTGCGCCTGCGGCGATGGCAGCCACGGTCGCCGCCTTCACGACACGACTCCAGGCGCGGGCAGCGAGCACGCGTGGATGAGCGCCGTGCCGACGCTGCGGAAGATGTCCTTCGTGCCCGGGGGCGTCCGCTCGTCGCGCGCGAGGGTGCGCAGCGATTGCCCGACCTGGAGCGCCTCGAGCACGTCCAGCTCGACCATCACCTTCTGGCCGACCTTCGCGATGCTGTGCGAGCCGCTCACGACGCGTACCCCTCGACGTAGATGCGAGCGAGCACTTCATCCGAGCCCGCATCCGTCACGTACACGCCGCAGTCGTCGCCGCTCTGCTCGGTGCCGAGCGCACGGTGCGGCCACACGTCCTGGCCGAGCCAGCTCAGCGCCGCGCGGAAGGTCATGTGGCCGCGGAGGTCACCGTGCCCGTAGCGCTCGCGCGTCTCGCCATACAGCTCGATGCGGTAGCTCGTGACCTTGCGCGAGAGCGTCGTGCCGCACGAGCAGTTGCGCAGCTCCAGGTCGTACGCCGTCTCCGACGCGCGAGCGCCCGCTTCGACGTGCTGCGTGCCGCGGTGGGCGAGCGCGCGCCAGGCGGCGGCGCTGCGCGTGAGCGTGGCGTGATCCGCGATCGTGTGTCGTGCCAGCAGCGCGATGCCGAGTGGCGTGCGCTCATTGCCCACCGTCAGCGCGATCGTTGCGGCCGGCGTCGCGAGCGCCTCGTTGTTCGTGTCGACCATGGTAGAGATTTACTCTACCCAACCCGCTTCGTCAACTCCTTTGAAGACTTTTTCTCTACCGCATCTCTCCATCGACGAAGAAGCACGAGCACCGCGTCATAGGACGCACGATCCCGCCCCCGAAGCTCCACCATCAGCGCTCGCAGTTCGATCGCGATCGCAGCTTGCTTTGCCTTCGTGTCCATCCGCGCCAGCAGCTTTCTCCCCGGAGCGATATCGGCTGGAGCGCCTACGTCGTCCGAGCAAGAGTTCTAGCAGCGTGGTCTGATGATCTGTTCAGTGATGGCCGGGAGTGAAATCACGACGCGGAGTTGCCGGCGTTTTTTGCGTGAATGCGAAGCATCACGAGGGCGTCGGCCTTCCCTTCCGGCGACAACCCGTCGAGGACTTCTGCGAGGGCCGCGTCGATCTCGCTGATCTCGCCACGCTCTTGAAGCGGCAAGAGCAACCCGAGCACATCGCAGATCGGCTGAACTAGTTTGCTCGCTTGCGCTTCTGGCTTGAGCATTTTTCCGATGGCCGTCTTGTGAACGCCGAGGCACCGAGCGAGTGCCGCCTGATCCATCGGGTCGATATGCGCGAGCTCGTTATCCGCGAGCTTCTTCACGACGGACTGCTTCCACGCTGCAGTCATCTGCAAGCGCTTCCCTGGCGGGTACTTCCGCTTGTGTCTCGCGTCGGCCATCCAAGTAGATGATATGTCTTCCATCAGTAGACTTGATCTCTTAGAGACTTGACGAGCGGTAGAGAAAATGTCATCCGTGGTTGGTGAGCAAGCCGACCCGTGTCACCCGCCTGCATCGCCGAATCAAGGAGCTGCGAGAGGCCGCCGGCTTGACCCAGGAAGCCCTTGCGATCGAACTGGGAATGCACAAGACCGCGATCTCGCATTGGGAGACTGGCCATTCAGCTCCGCGCGCTGGCGACATGGCGAGGGTCGCGAAGGCGCTCAAAGTGGAAATCGCAGCGCTGTACGAGGCAGCGTGACGTCATCGTTTTCGCAGCTCACGCATCGCGATACCGATGCAGATGATTGTTGCGGCCGCGATCGCGCCCCACTTCATCTCGTCGGCGTCGATCTCCGCGGTGATTCCGAGCTGGCGCGCGTTGAACGCGACGACGCAGAGAACGCCGAGCGCCAGACCCACGATTGCGGTGCGCCATGACATCAGCGCTCGCTCGCATCGCCGCGCCCGCCGCCATCGACCGGCTGTCCGGTCTTGCACTGCGTAGCGTTGCCGATCGTCATGCAGCGCGTTTCGCCGGGCGCGAGCGGCCGACGGCAGGCGCCCAGCACGACGATCAGCGCGAAGACTCGAACCCTGGTCATGGCGCGAGCGTATCGCGGCTCGCCTCGTCGTTGATCGTCCACACATCGACTGTCTTTTTTTTGGCCTCGTGTGTCTCGGCGAAAACCGGCGAACACTTTTCGCGTGACTTCGCCGGGCGGGCAGCATGAGCGCGATCGCGACGACAAGGCCGGATCAGGGTGAGCAGTTCGAACTGCCGCTCGACCCGCCGTCGACGCGTGGTCGCTGCACGTGGCTGCTCGAGCTCGAGTGGGCGCGTCGCGTCGTCGCCACGGTGACACCGAAGGAGGTTTGCTACGCGCTGAACCTCAAGGCTTCGACGCTCAGCGAGGCGCTCGACGAGAAGCCGGGCGACGACCTCAAGGGCCGCAAGGCGCTGAAAGGCGAATGGATCGCCGTGCTGCGCGAGATGGCTACCGACGAGCAACGCGCCGAGTACCTGCGGATCATCGCCACGCCGCTGCACTTCGTGATCAGCCGCCCGGTCAAGACGCCTACCGAAGAGCTGCGCGAGCTGCGCGCCCACCTCAAGCGCGAGGCGCCGGGCGTCTTGCGGGACTTCGAGAAGAACCGATGAGCCGTCGCATCTTGTACATGGCCCACCCCGTCGGCGGTGACGTGCCCGGCAACGTCCGCCGCGCGCTCGACTGGCTCGCGTCCCTGCGCCGCAGCGAGCCCAACGTCACCATCATCGCGCCGTGGCTGGCCTCTCTCGCGAGCGGCGAGAACGACGCCGACCCGGTTGCGCGCGAGCGCGGCATGATCGATTGCGAGACGGTCGTCGCACGCTGCGACGGGCTGATCTTGGTCGGCGGTCGCATCTCGGCCGGGATGCAGCGCGAGCTCGCGGCCGCCGTCGCCGCGGACATCGACGTCGACGACCTCACCAAGCTCGGCACGGTCGCACCTCACGGCACGCATCGCGCGCTGCTCGACAGTAACCTCAAGACCAAGCGCGGAAGCACGGGGCGGCTGTGAAGCGCACGCCGCTCCTCCGCCGCTTACCACTGCGCGCGCGCAAGCCGATGCGCCGTGGCCGCTCGCGTTCGCGCTATGCGGCGCGTGACCGCGAGACCGACTACATGCTCGCGGTCAAGCAGCTGCCCTGCATGTGGCCGGCGCTGATCCCGACGATTTGCGATGGCGTCGTCGAAGCAGATCATGCCGGTCGTCGCGCGCTGAGCCACAAGGCCGACGACCGCACGTGCGTCCCGGCGTGCACCAAGCATCACCGTCAGCGCACGGACTTCAGCGGTCCGTTCCGCGACTGGACCCGCGAGCAGATGCGCGAGGCACTCGCCGCCGCCATCGAGCGGACGCAGCGCGCGCTCGCACACCTATCGATTCACGACGACGTCCGCGAGCTCGCGGCGACGCCGTAACAGCAACGACCGTTCACACAGGAAGAGGAGACAGGGAAGATGCACAAGCTCAAGTTCGACGGGTTTCAGGCGCGACAAGGGGACGTTTTTGTCATCGAGGTGGACGACATCCCGTCGAAGACGACCGAGGTCGCGCGCGAGGACGAAAACATCGTGCTCGCGCATGGTGAAGTGACTGGCCATCGTCATCGCATTCCTTCGCGCCACGCGACGCTCGTGCGCACGGAGATGGATTCGCGCTTCATGCGCGTAACGGCGCCGGTGAAGCTGTTCCACGAGGAACACAGCGCCATCGCGATTCCGGCCGGCAAGTACGTCGCGACGATTCAGCGCGAGTACCACCCCGAAGCCATCCGCGCCGTGGAGGACTGACCATGACGCGCATCACCAAGCTCACCTCCGAGCAAGAGACTGCGCTTGTGTCGTTCCGCGAGGAGTGGCGCGGCATCGGGACGCGAACCGGGCATGACAAGGACACTGCTGCGCTTGGGCGCGCGGCTGCGACGGATGCATACGCAGAGGTCGGCGCTCAACCGCCCCTCGTGCTGTGGGCGCAGTCGCCGTTGCAAGCGCTGTTGATGGGCTGGGTGATTCAGGAAGCGGCGAAGCGGGCGCCTGAGGCGCCCGCTTATGACGACTCGCAGCTCCGCTCGCAGCTCCGCTCGCAGCTCTCCTCGCAGCTCGACTCGCAGCTCCGCTCGCAGCTCTCCTCGCAGCTCGACTCGCAGCTCGACTCGCAGCTCGACTCGCAGCTCTACTCGCAGCTCGACTCGCAGCTCGACTCGCAGCTCCGCTCGCAGCTCCACTCGCAGCTCTACTCGCAGCTCTACTCGCAGCTCCGCTCGCAGCTCGACTCGCAGCTCTACTCGCAGCTCCGCTCGCAGCTCGCCTCGCAGCTCGACTCGCAGCTCGACTCGCAGCTCCGCTCGCAGCTCC